AACCGTGGTGGTGGTAGTGGCGGTAGTGGCGGGGGTGCTGGCAGTGATAACTCAGGTTCAGGTAATGGTATCGGTGCTGGTGGAAATTATAATGGACCCGGTTCTATTTTTGGCGGTTATGGAGGGTATGGTGGAGGTGGATCCAGCAGCTCCCAGGGCGCAGGCGGCGGAGCCGGTGGGGCCGCAGTGGGTAACACCCCTGGTCCTGGGCTTTATGTTAATATAGCTGACGGTTCATCATATTCAGGAACTTTTGCTGCAGGAGGCGTTGGAGGTAGTGCTGTATCAACCTACGGTAGTAATACGGGCAACGGTGCAGGTGGAGGTTGGGGTACATATTATGGCGGTGAAGGTACTTGGAGCGCTGACGGTGTTGCTATATTCTGGTGGCCAGCAATATATAATCATCCATTTACTATCACAGGCAATTACACAACTAGTATAGAAAACGGATACAGAATATATAAGTTTACCCCAAACTTTGCTGCTGTTGGTAGCGCCTCAATGTTTTTTTAGTATCAAGATCTTTGACATTGTTATCATTTAGTGTATAATTAATAGCATATATGAAACTTGCTATTATAGATATTATTGGCATACCCTATGATGGTAATACCATAGACAATCAAGGATTGGGAGGCAGCGAAAGTGCTGTAACACTCATGGCCTATGAATTGGCCCAAATTGGATTTGATGTGACAGTGTTTAATAACTGCAATACAGATCATGCTCATCCTGGAAATTATCAAGGTGTTGAATATCGTACACTTGATGAATTAGCCAACGATTATATTTTTGATATTGTTATAAGCTCAAGAACTGTAATACCATTTACTGATCCTAAAGACTACGAAAAGTTAGGCGATGGTAGAGCATATCCATTCCACAGTATGAACTTGTATGATAGAATACTATCCAAGGCTACCATGCGTATACTTTGGATGCATGATACATTTTGTCTCGGTGATAATATCATTGAAGAACTTGTGGTAGCAGATCGCATCACTGATATATTCACACTCAGCGATTTTCACTTAACCTACGTGGCTAACTGCCATCACGGACGTAGACGTAATTTTGAAGTACTTAAACGTAAGATGTTTATTACACGTAATGGTGCTCGTAATTATAGAAAAGAAGTTGACATTGGTGCTAAAGATCATAACTTGTTTGTCTATAACGCCAGTGTGACTAAAGGTATGATCCCATTAGTGAATCATATTTGGCCCAAGGTTAAAGCAATGATACCCAGTGCTAGATTAAAAATCATAGGCGGATATTATAGATTTAGTCAAGCATCGGAACCTGATCAACAGGAAAAAGATTGGCGCATTATGGCGGCCGATCCACGTAACTTAGAATTAGGTATAGAATACACAGGAGTTATTCCTCAACGAGAAATTGCTGATATACTTACATCAGCAAGTTTTATGATCTACCCTGCTGCGTTTCCTGAAACATTTGGTATATCATCACTGGAAAGTTTACTCTACAATACTCCTATACTTACTTGTAGATTTGGCGCATTGGAAGAAATTGCTCTAGAAGGTGCTTGTTATCATATTGACTATGCTATAGAACCTAACGGCTTGTTCCCTGATATCAATAGTGAAGAACAAATTAATAAATTTGTAAAGATGACTATACAAGCCTATCATAATAGATATCTACATCAACAAAAACAATACTACTGTAATATTGTTAAAGATGTAGCAGGATGGGATAGTGTTGCTCTACAGTGGAAACAATTAATGGCGCAGCGGCTGGGCAAATATCTATCTAAAGATGGATACCGTCGCGTATCAAAGATTAATCACAAAGTACATAAGATATGGAATCGCAGGTTTACTAACACTATCGAATTAGAACATTATAAATCAGGCAATGAACAAAAGATAGTAGTTGTTAGTCCTTTTTATAATTGTGCTGAGTATATTTCTCGTTGTATAACCAGTGTGGCTGTACAGGACTACGATAACTATGAACATATCTTAATTGATGATGCTAGTACAGATAATACTGTACAGGTTATTATAGAAACATTGAAAACATTACCAGAAGATATTAGAAGTAAGTTCACTGTTATCTCTAATAAAGAAAACTTAGGCGCAGTTAGAAATCAAATACAAAACATTAGATCAATGGTCGCAGATGATACCATTGTTATGTTGTTAGACGGAGATGACAGTCTTATTAATGATAATACAGTATTCTCTTATTACAATTCTATCTATGACGGTACCACTGAATTTACCTATGGTAGTTGCTGGAGCATGGTTGATAACATTCCACTGATCAGTCAACCTTATCCTGAAGCAGTTAAACAAAATAAATCCTATAGAGATCATCATTTTAACTGGATATTACCTTATACACATTTAAGAACATTTAAAAAGTCATTGTTAAACAATATCAATGATAGTTCATTTAAAGATAGTAATGGTAATTGGTACAAAGCCGGTGGCGATGGTAGCGTATTTTACGCATTAATAGAACAAGCAGATCCTAACCAGGTAAAATGCTTACAAGATATTGTATATAATTATAATGATGCAAGTCCTTTAAATGATTATAAGGTTAATGCAGTAGAACAAAATAAAAATGCACATGAGATAGTACAGAAAATGATTCAACCTAAAAAAAAGATACTTATAGCAATACCCACAGCTAAAAATATTGAGCCAGATACTTTTAAAAGTATCTACGATCTTATCATACCAGACGGTTATGAAACAATGTTTCAATTTTTCTATGGATATAACATAGATCAAGTACGCAATTTAATTGCAGATTGGGTGGTACATGGATTTGATTATCTACTTGCGGTAGATAGTGATATTGCATTTGCACCTGATACATTGGCAAGAATGTTATCACATGATAAAGATGTTGTTAGCGGTATATACATACAACGTAAACCTGGAGAACATATTATAGAAATATACGAACATACTCCCACAGGTGGTATGATTAATATGCCTTATGGAAAATTAAAAGGTAGGCCCTTAACACAAGTTGCAGGATGTGGATTTGGCTGTGCGTTGATCAAGGGAGAAGTATTTAGAAAAATAGGATATCCTCAATTTAAATACCATAGTGCTATAAGCATCAATGATACTGTATCCGAAGATGTAGATTTCTGTAGAAAGGCAGGAGAAAACGGATTTACTATTTGGGCAGATCCTGGAATATTATGTAGACATATTGGAAGTTTTACATTCAACGTTGATCAGAATACACCTGTGATAGAAACAAATGGTACTATTGTTGATATTAAACAATTTCTAAGAGAGCTACGTGATCCATATCCATTCCCTCCAGCACACATCGAATACCTTGATAAACTAAAAGAAGGTGGCGTACAACCTAAGGTCATCTATGACATTGGTGCATGTGTATTGCATTGGACAGATAGAGTTAGAAATATATGGCCTGAAGCAGAAGTTGTAGCATTTGAAGCAGCAGATGTACACGAGTTCTTATATCAGGAAGCTGGTGTAAAATACTTCATTGGTGTACTCAGCAATGAAAGCGGCAAAGAAGTAGACTTCTATCAAAACAATGAAGCACCTGGCGGCAATAGCTATTACAGAGAAAATCCTGATATTCAACCAGCAGCAGCAACTCTGTACAGTGACAAATATGTAAGAAAACTTAAAACTATTACACTCGATGCAGTGGTTAGCCTTAATAAATATCCACCACCTGATCTAATTAAAATGGATGTGCAAGGCGCAGAAATGGATGTACTTAAAGGCGCACAGGAAACTATTAAAACTGCCAAACACATTATATTAGAATTACAGATAGTAGAGTACAATAAAGGTGCTCCACTAAAAGATACTGTAATCGCTTATATGGATTCATTGGGCTATGATTGTCTAGGACTGTTTAGCAATAATGGCCCAGATGGCGATTATCATTTCGTGCGTAGATAATATAAATATTAGTAGTTAACCAAGGACTATTATGAAAAAACTACTAACTATTGCTCTGCTATTCGTAGCAGGGTTAGCCCAAGCCTGGGACCAACGTGCCCTAAATCCAGTACAAACCTGTGCTGTACACAGCCCATACGGATTTGCTTCTACACAGCGTACAGCACAGCCTATCTGCCGTGAAGCATATTTGGTTGCCTATGACGCTCCTGTAAAGATTCCTGTGTATGTAGCATACACATTATTACCGCAAAATGCTCTAGGATGCTTTCCACGTACCAATGCATTTGTGGCAGATCAAAGTGTACCAGGTGGTGCTCGCCCAGATGACTATGCTGGTACAGGCTACGACAAAGGACATGCAAGTCCAGACGGTGATCTAAGTTGGAGCCAACAGGTAGAATACGAAAGTTTCTTAATGACTAATATGTATCCACAGCATGGATCATTAAACAGAGGAATTTGGAAACTATTAGAAACTAGTGTACGTGGTTGGGCAGTACAACGCAATCAACCATACACTATCTATGTAGGTGCTTTCTACGGACAAGGTGATGAGTTTATCGGTAATGGTGTTATTGTACCGCACGGATATTATAAGATTGTAATTAATAATGCCACTAAAGAAGTAGCAGGCTGGAGATTCCCACATACAAAGCCATATGTTAACCTAGGCAACGACTTAACTAAGTTCCGTCAACCAATTGCTAACATTATGCAAGAAGCCGGCGTTAAGTATGCTTTCCCAGCAGGTGCAATTGAACTAGCACCGGGTGCTGAATGGCCTGTAGATTTTGGATCGTTGACCAAAGCCAAACGTGCTAAATGCGGTGCAAATGCCACAGAATAACCCTAATGATTATCCGGTATACCCGGAGGACGATGGCACGGATAGACCCCGTAATCCATATAGTCCAGTATAGATCTCACCTTAGGGACCGTTGTCGTCACGGGGGCAGGCTTGCTTGCCCGGGCGTCCGCGCAATTGAACTTCCTCGCGTAGTAGGAGCCGGATAAAGTCACCGGCACTAAATACATATTATGAAGATACAAGATCTATTATTTGAGGGCAAGGAATCTCGAGCAACATTCGTTGATATGTTTAAAAAGTTTCTTCCCTTGGCCATGGAGATCTTAGAGATTGATAGACTACCTAAGATGGACTTTGAACCTGAAGTAAAATCAGGTAGTCAACCAAGTTTTGGTATGTATAACAACGAAGATAAAATTTTACACGTTGCTATACTGAATCGTCATCCCGTGGATATACTTAGAACTGTAGCACACGAACTTGTACATTATAGACAAGATATCAGAAATGAACTCAATGATGAAAGTGGTGCCACTGGTAGTCCTGAAGAAAATCAAGCACATGAAATTGCCGGTGTTATAATGAGAAACTTCAACAAGCAATATCCTGAGTTCTTAAAAAGCCGCCCAATCTAATCAGTTGTAAAAAAGCCCCGATCTAATGCCGGGGCTCCTGGACTACGTCCTATATATTTTTTAGTATTATTTTTTAGATGTAGTACTACCAGCATTGACAAATGAATACATTTTTTCTGCTGTCTCAAGAACTTTATCAAGTCCTGGAAACTCTGGCATATCTACTCGAGTAACTACTTGACCAGTCTTTTCATCACGCTGAACTGACATTTCCCAGCCACGAAACTTGCTGTGATATTCTTCACTGACAAGACCTTTGGCCATATCTAAAATGTCTGTACGGATTTCATAACCATTCTTGTTGAATTTAACTTCAGGTGCTTTAATTGTTGACATAATTTTCTCCTTGTGTGTGTATGTCTTAGGCAGTAGCACGTTTGCTACGTGTAGCCTTAGCCTGGGCTACTTCTTCATTCTTAGGAAACCATTTATTAGTAATAGAGTCTACAGAATACTTGGCGATGTCAGTGAAGTTGTGTGCTAACATTTTAGCAAATTCAGTCTGAGCATCGATGTATTCGTGTGCGGCCTTGTTCAGCGTAGGATCTGTAATGATCTTATCTGTTAGGCCTCGCTTGGTTTGTTGGAAAGCATCAATATGTGCTTCAAGTGTTAGATACGGTGCGAATAGTTTATTAAACATTTTTATTTCCTTGTGTATGTGTGTAAGCAGTAATTGTACTGCATTGTTATTTATATTGCAACTGTTATGAACATTTTTTCTTAAAACGTTCAGGATAATTTAATCTCTCCCACTCTTCATTAGAAACAGGCCACCAGTTGGTCAATGTTTCTTTGACAAAGTGTATGACCATAAGTGATATCATAAACAAAAAGTGTAGGGTAAAAATTTCTTCGATGTTCATATCCACCCCTTAAATTCTTTCATTGACATGATTCGTTGAGCACCTGCATGATCGCCCTTGTGTGCTAGATGTGTAGCAGCACGTACACGGCCTACTTCACCTAAAAAATTGTAGATTGCTTTTAGTACTCTCATGATTACCATCCTCTATGATTTACTTGACTTAGATCAAACTGACGAGTTAATCTATCAACATCACCTACGCTCTGTGGTGAATTACGCATAATGTATGCTTCTAATGCTGTTCCATAAGTTTGTGGCTTATCAAAATTCTGAAACATCTTGTGGAAGTATTCAGCTAATCGGTTTAACATATTTTCTCCTTGTTGTTAAAATATTGTAGAGACTCAGTAGTTCTACTAATATACTTATCTATTTTATGCTGCAACTGCACAATTTCGCAAGACTTTATTTTTCCAAACATATGTGCTACAATCTACTAAATATCATATAACAAGGATGACATCTTGAAACGAACAACACGTAGCCTATTAGAAGAACTCAATTCCATAACGGAAAAGAAGAACAGTGAGGCCATCATAGAAGCCAGGGCTACTCATGTAATTGATAGCGCTATTAACCTATTAACTCTAATCAGAGAAAATTTCTCTACCGAAGATGCCTATGAGTTAGAACGTAGACTAATTAACAGCATCAAAGGCAGCGATCCTAGCAAGTTTACACGCAGTATACGTAGACTTAGAGATAACAAAGAAGTTGCCAAACATCTAAAAGTCATCGACGGTGATGTTAAAAACGACGATTAAGCGTCTGGTTATATAAGTTTTTTTCAAAACTGATAAATAAAAGCATACAAAGTTTCATAGGGAAACTTAAAAAAAATAAGATTAGGAGATTTAAAAATGGCTTCATTAGATAGAAAACACGGCGCTGTAGCAGCCGGTGCATTTTACGGTTATTCCCCACTAGTAATTAAGATTACTGATTCCGATTCTGCTGCTTTCACAGCAGATACAGTTAGCGGCACTACTGGTGCAATCACTAAAGGTGGTTATACTAAAGCTGTTGAGGCTGTAGAATCATTGGGCAGCATTGTATGGCTTGGCGCTCGTACAGATGCTCATTACTTCACATGTATCGTTGATGGCCCTAGCTTCAATGCTGGTGCTGGTGCAACTACTTCCGGTGCATATGGTGCATTGAAGGATGCGGTTGTTCTAGCAGGTATTACTACAGTTGACAAATTAACTGTAAATACTTATACAACACTTACAAACGCAGGCACATTCTCTGCTTAATACTAAGTAGACATATTGAAAGGGGATTATTATCCCCTTTCTTTTTGACCAAAACTGATAAATAAAAGCATACAAAGTTTCATAGGGAAACTTAAAAAACAAGATCAGGAGAAAATATAATGGCAACATTAACAAAAAAGAATGAAACGATCGTAGCACCGTTTTATAAGAATGGTGTAAGTCTACAGTGGTTCACACTAACATTTCCAAGCACAGTGGCTGCTAAATTAGACACAGACTATACAAACTATCCAAGTACTCCACGTAGCCCTGTTGTAGTTGCGTTTGACGCAATTGCTCAAGCTGCTAGCATTGAGATTTTTGGTACAGTACAAAATCTAAGCATTGGTGGTGTTGGACGTGATATGCGTTTCGCAGTAGCCGCAGCTGGTGGCGACTTTGGTACAGCTAAGTGGGATGGTACAGACAGCGAAGATTTTGCTGCTTACTTGACACGTTTAGTACAGGCTGCCGGTACACATCAAGGTGTGAACTTGGCTAGCTGTGCAGTAGCAGCAATTACACTATAATTTAAAAATTAGTGATATTAAAGGGAGTTTTTAACTCCCTTTTCCTTTGAGTAAACTTGCTAAATATAAACAATCGGAGATATTTATTATGACAGGAATTACAAAAACACATGAAACGTTAATTGCACCAGCATATAAAAATGGTGTTACACTACAGTTTGTAACAATTACATTTCCTAGTGCAGATTTAACTGATAACCTAGGAAGAGTTGCAGGCGTTCAAAGTCCAGTGGTACAAGCATTAGATGCTATTGCTAAGATAGCCAGTATTGAAATCATTGGTACTCCTAGATATTCATCTAGTAACACAACATTATCTATTGCTGTAGCAGCATTAGGTGGTGCATTTGGTACACAAGACTATGACGGTGATGATGATACTGAAACTTTTGCTCTTGCTTGCCAACAAGCTATTGTTGCTATGGCCACTGTTACAGGTGCATTGCAAGGATATGACAATGCTAATACTACTGTAGCAGCAGAGATCCGTGGAGTTGCTCTTTAATATAAATTAAAGAATAAAGAAGGAAGTTTTTTAACTTCCTTTTTTTACGACATAAATATATTATATAGGTATATTATGCAACTAATTGAAATAAAAACACTGGTAGATATTACTAACACAAGAGTATCAAGACCCAATCAAGGTACACAACTTGAAATAGATCAAAATAGAAACTTTACAACATTAAAACAATGTGCAGAACTTAGATCAATTATTTCCTATGATTTCTCACCTGAGAAACAAGTCATAGATGTTAAGGATCTAGGATTTGGTTCTAAGTACAAAGGCAAACAAGCTGTATGGACATTTAGATTTAGCCCTGATAGATCAGGAGCATATGCTAAAGGTGATAACGATATAGGCTGCTTACTTGAAGATGTACATGGTGTACCTGTTGTTGAAAAGTTAACTGAAACGATAAATATCGAGAAGGCTATTTTCGAACTAATAGATAGCGCTTCCAAGAATACCATCATCAAGGCAATCAAAGGCACAATTTAGGCAACATAATAGTTGGAAATTCGTACACCCTAAAGGAGAAACTTGAGATGGCCACATCGGCATTAGCAACCGTTCCAGAACGTGTTAGCGTATTAGAAACAAAAGTTGATAACATTGAAGAAAAGATCGATGATCTTAAAGTAGATGTCAAAGAAATGCATAACTGTCTAGATAAAACTCGTGATAGCATTATGGATCAACTGGAAGTAATGCATAAGGCCAATATTGATCAGCACAGTGAATTAGCAGGTAAGATCAAAGACCTTGAGCAGTTCAAAACAAAATGGGTTTATCTTAGTGCAGGCGCAATAGCAGCATTAGGATGGATTACAGCACATGGCGATACATTATTAAGTATCCTAAAATAAAATGAAAATACAAGAATTACTAGAAGCAGTGCCTTTTGGTTCAAGCACACAACCTATTGCTAAACCCAACATCCCACCAAATCAACCATCTGATCAACCAGGAACAACTCCACCAGTGACTCCGGGACAAACTCCTGCTACTCCTGGACAACAACCTGCTCCTGCTACTGGTACAACACCTGCTCCTGCTACTGGAGCACCTACTACAGCACCAGCACCTAATCCTGCACTACAACAAGGTATGCAAACCACAATGACAGACCTTGATAAGATTGCAGCACAGATCGTAGGTCTAAAACAAAAACAACAACAGATGCAGCAGCAAATGCAGCAACCACCTAGAGTATGAAAATAGGGCAGTTATTATCAGGGATGCATATTGTTCTTACCAATGAAGAACAATCTTTTGTCAATAGACATAAGGATAATGTATCTATTACCAGTTTGGATGAGCACGACCTTTGGTTGGCTCAAAACCTTGTCCGCAAGGGAATTTACTCGATAAGTAATGATAACCGAACAATGGTAAAGAAACTAGATGAAACAACAACTGCCTAATGATGTCTATTCAACAATAGAAAAACTCAGCAAAGACGCTAAATCAAAATTATTACAACAAGGTGTAGTCATGCCTATTAGAAGCAAAGATGGCACCATTAACGTAGGAAACTATGCAATTAAACGAAAAAAAGATGGGTTTTATTGCATTTTAGACTTCGAAAAAGAAGTAATCCTAGACAAAATTAATCTCCCACAAACAGCAGCAGTAATAGCTAATAGACTAGCATTAGGCAAATACATCGATGATGAAGTTGTAGATGCTGATACAAATTATGGATATTCATTGTTTAATGAAGAACTACATACTAAGTTGGCTGACAAGAATATAAAAACTAAAATGATAGATCGTGCTGATGTTATGTATACCAAGGCTAAAATAGATAGGTATAAGAAGGAACAACATCTCAAAACCGTGATGAGAAGTTTTAATAAACTTATGCAATTTAACTAAATAATATTATCAATCTTTCCGGGATTAACTATGAAAACAAGTGATTTTAACTCTCCGCTAACAAGTGCCAAACTCAACGAAAACATGAACAAAATGTTCGGTGTACGAGTTAAGTTGGAAAACTATTCAAGAGAACAACTAGAAGACATGCGTAATAAATTACGTACCCGTGTTTTCCAACAGGAAGGCTCAGCAGGTATCAATGACTTGCTAACCAACGAAACATACCAAAAAGACAAGGCCATGTTGGACTTGCTTAATACAAGGATTAAAGAAATGCTAGGCGAAAATATCAAACAACTACGTGACAAAATGATGGAACTAAGCGAAGGTAAGAAAAAAGACCTAACTGGTGATGGTAAGAAAGACTTTGACGATGTTCAAGTTGCTCGCATGACAGCTGGTGGTGTTCCTAAAAAGAAAGCCATTGCTAAAGCAACTAGTGATAATTTTAAAGAAGGCTCAATGCCAATGAAAAAAGTCAATGGTAAAAGTGTCCCAGCTTTTGCAGCAGATGGCAAAGGTAAAAACGATTTGACAAAATCTTCAAAAGAAAAGAAAGTTGCAGAAGTTAAAATGGCTGATTTGCCAAGTACCCGAGTTCAAGGCAAATCTTATGGCAATCAATCTGATTATAAGAAGCCGCCAGAAGACGAACGTCGCCCAGCAAATACAATGAAATTGAAAGATAAAAAAGGTACTCCAGTTAAGGAAGGCGGTAAGCATCCTAAGGATTGTGATTGCAAAGAGTGCATGGGCATGTATGAAGGCAAGGATGAAGGCAAACCAGGTAAGATGTTTAAAAAGATTGCCAAAGATGCAGGCAAGCGTTATGGTAGTAAAGAAGCTGGTGAACGTGTAGCAGGTAAGATCCGTGCTGACAAGGCCAAGGCTGGTACATTAGAAGAAAGCAACTTCAAACACAATGTACGTTTTGTTAATGAAAGTCTGGCATTCTTACTACAAGAAGATGAAGAAGGTAAAGCCAAGGCTATTACCGCAGCCGGTGATATGGTTAATGATTTTACAAGTTGGATGCAACGTGTTGGTCAATATCAAACTAAAACAATGATTGAATTAGCTGATGCAATTAAAGCAGACTTTGGAGCACAAGAAGCAGAAGCATTCAAGGCCGCAGTTGGACCAGCACTATCCGCCACACTTGAGACACTAACTCAACAACGTGAAGCAGTAAGTGGAGCAGTTGCAACACTAGCAGGTGAAGCCACTCCAGATGCAGCAATGGGTATGGAACCAGAAATGCCAGCAGAGCCAGGTATGGATATGAGCGCACCTGACGAGATGAATCCAGAACCAGCTGGTGATGAATTTGGTGCAGCAGATGCAGCAGCAGGTATGGGAACAACCGGACGTGAAATGCGTGAAAGCAAGTTTGCTCGCAAACTAGCTGAATCACATAACATCATGTCCTCATTGGCAAAGTAAATGAAATTATTTGAAGTAGATCTTGGATCCGCAAGCGACGTTCTGAGGATTCTACAAAGTAATGCTAATCAACTAGGATCAGCAGGAAGAGGCCAGTCTTTGACTGTGCCTTTTTCTGCAATGATTAATCTGTTAGATCGATTCGATTTAGGTATTAGCACCATAGACGGAATACGTAAATGGGTCGAAACAGTTCCCGGCGCTAAAGCAGTTATTGACAGTGTATTAGATGATGGATCTGTAATAGTTAAAACCACAGCACAAAATCCTAATAAAGACCAAGCTCAACAAGCAGGCGGCGCAAGTCCTGCTATTGACGCTATGGCATCCAAGAATGCCAAAACTATAACCAAATAGTTGCTATATAGGTCTTGTAGTGTTATAATTAACACTATATGACAACAACCTATACTCCTCCTGCATTTATCGAGCGTTTCCAATATAAAAACTGTGTTCAAATCAATGATCCATTAACTCGTAAAAGAGTTTATCAAACTCCAGATGGTGAGAAGTTGCCCAGTGTAACTACTATTCTCGGTGCTACTAAAGATATGACCCATTTGAATCAATGGAGGGATCGTATCGGGCATGCCAAGGCACAGCAAATTACCACAGAGGCTGCTGGAGTAGGTACAGCCATGCATGCCAATTTGGAACGTTTCTTAATTGGCGAACAACGTCAACCGGGCAGCAATCCAGTTCATGTACAAGCTAACAAAATGGCTGATATCATTATTGAAAATGGTCTAAGCAAAATGAGTGAAGTTTGGGCAATGGAACAAAGTCTTTACTTTCCAGGACTATACAGTGGCACCACTGACTTAATTGGCGTACACGAAGGTGAGCCAGCAGTTTGCGATCATAAACAAACTAATAAACCAAAGAAGGCAGAATGGGTTGATGATTATTATTTGCAGTTAATGGCGTATATAATGGCACATAATGAAGTGTATGGCACCACTATTCGCAAGGGCGTTATCTTTATGTGTAGCAGAGATCTGCAATATCAGCAATTCACATTAGAACCTAAAGACTTTAACAAGTGGCAAGATGCTTGGTTAAACAAAGTAGAAGAATACTACGCCCTAACTAAGTAGCCTGATCAGGATAAATATCTCATAGCGAGGGATATTATTATGGCCGTAGTGGAAATCAGCAGAATACAAGTCCGAAGAGGACAAGAAAATCAAACAGGTATACCTACACTTGCAGGTGGAGAATTTGGTTGGGCAGCTGACACTGAACATCTATACATTGGTCTACGCAGAGATGACGGTGGTGCAAGAGATGCCAATGTTAGAATTCTAACAGAGAACGATCTTCTACCCACAGAAAATATATTCAATTCTCCAGCAGTTGCTGACTACACCTATCGTGCAGATACAGATCCACCCATCACTGCTAATATTGATACAGGTCTTGCGGTTATAAGAGATATCAATAAAAAGCTCGATGATTTTGTTAATATCAAAGATTTTGGTGTTGTAGGTGAGGGAGGCAATGCTAATGAAGTATTAACAATACAAAATGCCATTGACAAATTGTTTCTTGATCCTTTAAAGGATGGCTCTGTTTATGGAAAGCATAGTGCCAAAGTTTTATATTTTCCAGCAGGTGTTTACAATATAGATCAACCTTTACTTTTACCAGCATATACAACTATTGTTGGAGAAGGAATTGGAAAAACTATTATTAATTTAATTGCATTAAATGATAGCCATGCTATATTAACCAGAGATGCTGACATCAATGATATAAATGGAAGTAATGTAATATTTGACACAGGAACTATATCATCAGGCCGTGCTCAACCTAACTACATTCACATAGAAGGTCTTACCATACAATATGATCCATTATTAAGTGGTGTATCAGGATGTCGCCCTTTAGTGAGTTTAGATTGCGCCGAAAATGCTATTTTTAGAGATGTTAGATTTGCAGGTAATCATGTCATCGGTGATACCATAGATAATGTTAACGGTGGACATTCTGGAATACAACTTAGAGGATATCCAAGTTCGGAAAATTTAACAGTATCATCGAATAATTTATTAGTTGACAATTGTGAATTTGACGGATTATATTATTGTATTAGATCAAATTACGATATTGTTAATCCTGTAATTCAAAATTGTCAGTTTTATAATTCTATAAGAGGTATTACATTTAATGACCCTGTAGATCCAGCAGCAAATACAGGGCCACGTGGTGCTCGAATTTTAAATAATAGATTTATGAAAATTGAAGAGCAGGCAATCTATGTTGGAGTTAGCGGAGTTGTTGGATTAGAAACTGATCATGTCAGTATGAACAACCGTTTCTATCATGTTGGAAATACACAATGGAATAGAGACAGTACAACCGGTACCGCTGTGATTACATATCTAACTGATGGTAATTTAACTGTCAATGATTGGTTTGATAGACAAGAATATCAAAATCAAAACTTTGGTGCTGCCATTTATTATCATCCACTTGTTCAAGGCAGAGCAACAATTAATAACCCTGGTGTTAATACCGTTTTAATTAATACAGTTAGTGGCAACATTCCTGTATTACGTTTACCTATAACCGGTCTTGCTCAACATTTATCCATTGAATATAATATGACACAAGGTGTTCCTGGAAATTATACAATTGATAGAATAGGAAAACTTGATGTATACGTACAGCCTGGTCAGAATCCTACCAATATTGAAACTATCGGTGATGCGTATACATATAACAACGGTGATGCAGATATAAATTGGACAATGACAGTTGATGCCGCTTATGCTTATTTTGAAATTAATGTGTTTACATTAAATGATTATTCAACTGATCCGATAACCCTAGAATACCAAACTAACCTAATGGTCTAATTATGTTTAACCAACCTGTTGATGCAAGACTAACAGAGTGGATTGAACATAGGAAAGAATTAGATCAGACTCCTGACCCTTTACAAGCAGTTTGTGATTTCTGGCAATCCGCTCCGTTCATTCCACATAATAGGAATATTGATCCCTATCACCAAAAAAGCTGGCCCACACCTTGGGAAATTATCGAAACAAACAAGTACGATGATTTTACCAAAACATTAATGATGGGGTGGACTTTGAAATTGACAAAAAAATATAAAAATACCAAGATAGAACTTAGAACTCTCGTTGACTCTAACCGCACAAAAGAGTATAATGTACTATGCATCGATGATGCGTGGGTGCTTAATTACGACGACACCGGCCCTGTTTCTGTTAATAAATTAGAAAATAAGTTTAAACTTGAAAATTTAATTGAGGTTACAAGCCCTAGGTAAATATCACCTAAGACATAATAGCATTATATTAATAAGGAATAAACAATATGCAAAAAATCAATCATTTCTATCATACTATCCAAGGATGGCCCAATCAATTACCGTGGTTATATCAACAGGCAGTATTGGCTGCTGATAATAATTCTCACTTTGTTGAAATTGGATCTTGGAAAGGCGCTAGTTCAGCAGCTATGTGTGTAGAAATTATCAATAGCGGAAAAAATATTAAATTTGATTGCGTAGATTTATGGCCTGAATATGCTCCAGATAACAGCCCTGATCATTATCCAGATAATGCACTCTACAAAGAATTTATGAAAAATCTTGAGCCAGTATCTGGAGCATTTAATGCTATTCAATTACCTAGCATCGAAGCGGCAAAACTCTACGAAGATAATAGTTTAGATTTTGTATGTATAGATGGCTCTCATCATTACGAAGATATTAAAGCAGATATTCTAGCATGGATGCCAAAAGTAAGATCAGGTGGAGTATTGGCCGGTGACGACTTTCCCTACGAAGGTGTTGCACGATCTGTTAAAGAATTATGCCCGGGCGCTATTTGCGAAATTGCTTGGTGGTGGTCTAAACCTTAATTTGAAACTAGAATTTTAAATTGTGGACTAAATATCACCTAAAACATAAAAAGGTAAAAGAATGATAACAGTAGTAAAGCGTAATGGTAATCGTGTAAACATGGACATTGAAAAGATACAAAGACAAGTAGCATATTCTTGTAGAGGTATCGATGGCGTTAGTCCTAGTATGATTGAAATTAAAGCTCAGATAGAATTGCACGACGGAATGACGACTAAGACCATAGATGAACTACTGTTGAAAGCCATGGTGGATTTAGTTGACGAAACTGAAAATCCAGAAATAAACAATGTTAACTATCAATATGTAGCAGGCAGACAACGTGTCAGTATGCTACGTAAAGAAGTATATGGACAATACGACCCACCACCACTCTACGATATTGTAAAGAAGAATGTCGAAGCAGGTATGTATACTCGAGAACTCCTAGAATGGTATACAAAAGAAGAATGGGATATTATTAATCTATTCATTGACCACGACAAAGATGAAAGCTATACATACGCAGCAATTGCACAGCTATGCGAAAAGTATCTAGTACAAAATCGTGCTACAGGACAAATATTTGAAACTCCTCAGGTACGCTATGCTATAGCAGCAGCCACAGCATTCCACAATGAGACAAAAGAAACAAGATTAAAATATGTTAAAGAATATTATGAATGTGCGTGTGCTGGGCATTTTACTCTTGCTACTCCTGTTCTTGCCGGACTTGGCACTACAACTAAACAGTTTTCTAGCTGTGTACTTATTAGCAGTGATGACACGCTTGACTCTATATTTGCCAGCGGAGAGATGATGGCCAAATATGCTAGTAAACGTGCTGGCATCGGTTTAGAGATTGGACGTATACGCCCTCTTGGCGCCCCTATTCGCAATGGTGAGATCAAACATACAGGTATGATCCCATTCTTAAAGAAATGGTTTGCTGATCTACGCAGTTGCAGTCAAGGTGGTATCCGTAATGCTAGTTGTACAGTAACATTTCCTGTTTGGCATTATCAATTTGAAGACCTTATTGTATTAAAGAACAATCAAGGCACAGAAGAAAACCGTGTACGTCAAATGGATTATAGCGTGGTTGTTAATGCTATGTTTTGGCGTAGATATAAAAATGGACAAACTATGACATTGTTTGATCCTGCAGAAGTTCCAGACCTCTACGAAGCTTACTATCGTAATAGTGAAGAATTCGAACAACTATACTTAAACTATGAAAAGCATCCGACAATTAAAAAGAAGGTCGTATCTGCTGATGAGATCTTCAAAAATGGTATCCTTAAAGAACGCACTGATACTGGGCGCATCTATCTTGTCAACATCGACAACGTCATTAACCAGGGTCCGTTTGACACACAACTTGACCCAATATATCAATCGAATCTATGCCAGGAAATACTTTTACCCACAAAGCCATTCCAAAGAATTGAAGATCCAGAGGGACGCATTGCTCTTTGCACTCTTGGGTCAATCAACTGGGGTGCGTTCAGGAACCCGCAAGAGATGCGAAAGGCTTGCCGTGTATTAGTTCGCAGTCTAAGTAACTTATTAAACTATCAAGACTTCCTAAGTATACAGAGCAAATTGGCCAATACAGATTTTGAGCCTCTTGGCGTTGGCATTACAAACTTAGCCTACTGGCATGCTCGTAAGAGTTTTAAATATGGAACACCCGAAGCATTGGCGGAAGTTAAACGTTGGATGGAACATCAAGCATATTACCTTACCGAAGCAAGTGTAGAACTGGCCCAAGATCGCGGCCCATGTGGACGTAGTCAATACACTTACTATGGTAAGGGAATATTTCCCTGGGAACGTAGAGCCAATGGTGTTAATGAATTAACAGACTTTACACCAAGCATAGATTGGGAACCATTGCGTGAACGTATGAAGAAGTATGGGATACGTAATGCCACACTTATGGCAGTTGCTCCCGTTGAATCAAGTAGTGTTGTACTAAACTCTACGAATGGTATTGAAATGCCTATGGAACTAATCAGTGTTAAAGAAAGCAAAGCAGGCTCGTTTACACAAGTTGTTCCAGAATACAAACGTCTAAAGAATCGTTATCAACTAATGTGGGAACAAACTGATTGTGTTGACTACTTAAAGACGTCAGCAGTATTAGCAGCATACATTGACCAAAGTCTAAGTACTAATACTTTCTATTCACCAAGACATTTTAAAGATGGAAAAGTGCCTGGTACATTGATTGCTAAAAATTTAATGTTGGCCTACAAATGGGGCCTGAAGACTCTTTACTACAGCCTCATCGACAAGGTGGGTAGTAAGAATGTATTAATGACCCAAAGTGATAGATTAGTGGCATTAGAACCTGTTACTATATATAGTGACGATGAGGACTGTGAGGCCTGCAAGTTGTAGCCTGTTTAATAATTGTAAATTAAGGAAAAATAATGAGTAAATTTCAATACGACTTTAACGTCCCAACAAATTATCTAAAACGAAAAATGTTTTTAGATCCAGCAGGTCCAGTGACCATACAAAGATACGAAGAAGTTAAATATAATAAATTACAAAAATATGAAGAACTTCAGCGAGGATTTTTTTGGGTTCCGGAAGAAATTAGTCTTACTAAAGATAAAATGGATCACAAAGATGCCAGCGATGCTGTTAAACATATTTTCACTAGCAATTTATTGCGTCAAACCGCATTAGACAGTATTCAAGGTAGGGCACCGTTTCAGGTGTTCAGTCCAGTATGCTCTCTTCCTGAACTAGAAGCATTGTTAATGATCTGGTCGATGTTTGAATCAAACTTACACAGTAAATCATATAGTCACATTATTAGAAACATCTATAGTGTGCCCAAGGATGAATTCAACAAGATCCACGATACTAAAGAAATTGTTGAAATGGCTGCTAACATAGGACGCCATTATGAAAATCTACACTTACTTAACTGCCGTAAAGAACTGGGCGAGGAAATTGATCTCCACACTCACAAGCGAGCAATTTGGTTGGCATTACATGCAAGCTATGCACTTGAGGCGCTCCGCTTTATGGTCTCATTCGCCACATCGTTGGCAATGGTCGAAAACAAAATCTACATCGGCAACGGAAACATCATCAGTCTCATCCTCCAAGACGAACTCCTACATACAGAATGGACCGCTTGGTTAATTAACAATGTTACCAAAGATGACGAAGACTTTGTTGCCCTTGAAGAAGAATGTCAAGAAGAAGTATATGCTATGTATCTTGAAGTAATTGCAGAAGAAAAAGCCTGGGCAGATTACTTGTTTAAGAAAGGTCCTGTCATTGGACTTAATGCTACTATTCTAAAAGACTTTGTTGATCATACAGCATTTACACGTTTAAAAGATATCGGCATTAAGTATGCTGAAGAACATCCACGTAGCAGTCCTATTCCATGGTTTAATAAACATACTGCGATTGGTAAGAAGCAAAGCGCTCTACAGGAAACCGAATCGACGAATTACATAATTGGGGCTATGTCATCGGAAGTAGACCTAGATACGCTTCCAGAATTATAATCGATTTTTACTTTCTTTGGATCTAACAGTAACAAATTCCCATTCTGACATGGGAATTTTGTTTTTTATCATTAGTGATTTATATTGATTATATGCGTCTGCAGAAATTCTTTTAGTATTTCCATCTTTGTAAACTACCCCAGTTGATCCTTTGTTAAGTTTACCCGAAATCGCTCCTCCAATCTTCCCTCCAATTGATCCAGCAGTTGAAGCGTGGCCAAGTTGAAATCCTAGTCTATTATTTTCTTTTTGTTTCTTAGCAGTATTTTTAGACCTATCCGATCGTTCTTTTTTTGGAATCCAACACGGATTTTGAAAAGGGTGTTCTCCATTTGCTGCTAAATTGATATTCCGTTGCTTTGCTTTGGCACCAAAAATTATAGATTGCTGTTTCTGTAGAAATGATTGTATAACTCCGCTTGCACCCTCGCCACCATCTGTTCTGTTTTTTAAAATTCCCTTACCAATGTCCTGTCGACCATACCATTTTATATATCGACGCTCGAGCGCAAATGCGCCAACTTCTGTAAGATTTTGTTCTAAAAAGACAATGCGTAATTTATCTTTTGGAGTATGTACTCCTTTACCGTTTGATCTATGTTGCACAAATGCTCTGTCTCTAGAGCCCTTACCTATATAATAAGGTGTGCCATCTTTTCTTAAGTAGGCGTAAACATAAAAGTGTAAATACATTGCTGATAGTCCTATAAACTGTTAGAGTAGTTGGATATGTCCAGTATCGCGAACTACACTTTTATTTATGTTGACTTTATCATTATCAACATATATACTAATACTATGAAGATAAAATATGTCTACCGACGCTGATAAAATTAAAAAACTTGAACAATTCGTTGAACAATTGATTAAACAGAATCAAGAGTTAACTCAACGTATTAGTTTATTAGAAAGAGAAAATAGCCGCAGACGCGGAGAGGTTAATCAGATAGCCTCAGCAATTAATAGAAGAGGATAATAAAAATGAAAGCTATTTTATGGAGTAAGTATCACTGCCCTAACTGTGATCAAGCACACACATTACTAAAGTCCAAAGGTTATCAAATTGAAGAACGTAAAATTGGTGATGGATATACTCGAGAAGAATTGTTAGAAGAAGTTCCTACTGCTCGTAGCGTTCCGCAAATCTTTATTGAAGATGCACATGTTGGCGGACTTAATGAACTTAAGGAATATTTAAAATGAGCTCAAACGATATAGATGTACTTATGTCCAGTATGAGTTCTGATACCATTACATTAGATAGTACGCATATACCTTACCTAACATCGAGTATGATAGGTCCGTATCCCCAATACAATGTTAGTACTGGAGGATCAGGCAGTGGCGGAACATATGGTTCGGGCAGTGCTGGAACAATTTATACCTCCAACGGCACCGGCAGCGCAAACTGGGCAACTATCAATACTAATAGCAGCCAATCATCATTGAATGTAAAAGGTGATGCAGAGTTCGAAGGCAATGTTAAAATCAACGGTCAGGATCTTGGCGAGTTTATGGACACAATATCTAAGCGGCTGGCCATACTAGTACCAGACCCGGACAAATTAGAACACTTCGAAGCGTTGAAAAAAGCCTACGATCATTATAAGATGCTAGAGAAATTATGCGAATTACCCAAAGAAGAAAAGGAATAAAATGTTAATAGAAAGAGGATTTACCAGTGCAGATGTTGTTAGTTTAAAACTAATCAACGGCGAGGAATTAATTGCACGTTTTGAAAGTGAAAATGCTGACACAATTAAAATTGTTAAACCAATGTGTGTTACACTAAATGGCCAAGGTGTTGGATTGATGCCGTGGATGTTTCTAGGCAATGGCAAAGAAGTAACATTAAGCAAGTCACATATATTTGCCATAATGACCAGCAAACACGATGCTGCTGATCAATATAGAGATAGTACCACTGATATTGCCCTACGTTAAATATTAGACCAGGAAATAATTTATGCCATATAAACCAGGATCCGTTAATCAAAAAGACAGTACATTAAAAGAAGTAACTGATGTTTATCATAGCTCAAATGTATTTGCTAATTATATTCCAATGGCATTATGGGATAACCCTGCAGGTACTGGGGCAGCAGCAGCTATAGAAGTGGCAATCAATGCACCTAATTTTTCACAAGAGCAATCTGTTGTTGAAGCATTAGAAGGTGATGCTGATAGTCCAGCCGCAGTTGATGCTCAACAAAAGGCATTAATTGCTGCTGGTACAATTACACAGGCAGACATAGATAAAGGAACAGCGGCGGCAACTAACCCTGCTCAGTCAAATACAAGCCCACCGCCTGCAGGGGTAACACAAGGCGAAACAGCTGGCTCAGTATCAGTTGGTGGTGTAGTTGATGATACCGTATTATGTGTTGGTCCGTTAACCGGCACTACTTATTATGTAAAAACAGTTACTAAACAATCTGGTGTTGTTTTCCCCTACGATGTTGCTACTGTGGCAATTGAAAATGGATATACAGTACAAGAAGTGTGTGATAATCTTCGATTATTAATTATTAATTGTTTTGATATAATTAAGCATCAATACCCCGATGCATTTATGACCTGTTCTTTTAGACGAGCAGGAGTTGGTAGTCCTACTAGCCAACATCCTAAAGGAATGGCCTGTGATATACAATATGCTAAGGCAAGTAAAGCTGATTACTATACACGAGCATTATGGGTTAAAGATAATGCCAAATATGACCAATTTATATTAGAGTATAAAACCACAGGAACTGGATTACCATGGCATCATATTAGTTTTAACAAGACTGGAAATCGTGGACAGGTACTTACATTCATGAATGATAAGAATGCCAAAGGTCCGGGTGTTACTGGATTATACGATTTAGGTAATGCATAAGTATTATTGTCTGCAAGGGCATAATGCATAGCATTTTGGAAGGTGCAAGTCCGGGAGGCAGGAGAAGCCAATACTTGCAGATTTCTCCACTTTTTGGGTAAATTTCCGTTGACAAACTGGTAAAACCTTGTTATAATTATTACTTAACAACACAAAGGAGTCTGCTATGTACCGTTATACTGTTTGGGTTCGTCTTAATCAATATCAAACTGCTAATGTAGTTGTTAGTGCTGACAACGATTGGCAGGCCAAATTGATTGCTGAAGCACAATATGGACAAGGAATGGTTTTGAACTATTCTCGAATTAGTGAATGATAGTTAAATTTGCCAATAAAATTGGTCAAACCCATGCACGATTTTTTATGTGGTTAGGTCGTAAGGCTGAAACTAATCCTTGGTGGGCAGTGGCATTAACAGTTTGGGCATTGTATGAAATTGGTGAGCATATAGCAGGCCCGGTAATGGCCATATTATATGCTACGGGACATCTAACTATTAACTAAAAAATCAAAGTTAATAACAACCCGCTTCGGCGGGTTTTCTTATGAGTAATGTACACAGATAAGTTATCAAGGTTAGTTAGTAAATACGTATATAACGGGGGTTATATACAATGTTTAAAAAAATTCTTTTATGGTTAGCGGCCATGTTCTTTATATCTACAGTTTGGGCGCAAACTGTAATTAACCAAGGTGGTTATGATTCTAAAAGTTTAGTAGATACCAATAGTACATCTAACAGCACAAGTACTATTAATACCAATAACGTTAATAGTGGTACCATAACCAATATTAATCAAACTACAGTTGGTAGTACTAGTGTTAATACCAATAACAATAATAATGTTAATACGGGTACAATGACCAACAACAATAATAACAATAATGTTATGTCAGGGTCAGTTACGTATACCAACAATAACAATAACGTTAATAGTGGAACTCAAACATTTAACAACAATAACGTTAATACAGGTACAATGACCAACAATAACAATAATGTCAACACCAGTACTAGTACCAGCGTTAATACAAATAACAATGTTAACACAGGTACAATGACCTACAACAATAATAATGTCAACGCTAGCACCAGCGTTAATACAAATAATAATGTTAATACTGGTACAATGACCTACAACAATAATAATGCTAGTACAAGTACCGCAACCAATAACAATAATAATGTTAACTCTAGCACCAGCGTTAATACAAATAACAATGTTAACACAGGTACAATGACCAATAATAATAACAATGTCAACACCAATGTTAGTACCAACACTAACATTAATTCTGGTACGATGACCAACAATAATAACAATGTTAATCAAAATTCATCAACTAGTAATAATGTTAATACCAATATCAACAGTGGTACGATGACTAACAACAACGTTCAAAGTGGTAGTATGACCAACAATAATAACAATGTTAACTCATCTACCAGTGCTAGCACCAATTCTAACAATAATGTTAATCAAAATATCAACAGTGGTACAATGACTAATAACAATGTTAATACCAGCGATATCACACAGCGTGTTATTCAACCTCCACCTACAGCAGTTGCACCATCAATGATGAGTGGCGGCAATGGTGATCTATGTACCACAGGATCCAGTGGCAGTGTACAGACACAGATCTTCGGCGTAAGTGGTGGTGGTACCATACGTGATCTAAATTGCGAAAGATTGAAGTTGGCCAAAACATTATATGATATGGGTATGAAGGTAGCAGCGGTGGCTACTATGTGTCAAGACCGTCGTATATTTGATGCTATGATGGCAGCAGGAACACCTTGCCCATACGAAGGTAAGATTGGCGAACAAGCCAAACTAGCCTGGGAAGAAAACAAAGAAAAAGTTCCAGCAGTGGAAGAGGAAAAAATAGATGACACGTATACTAAAATGGGCCTTGGTGCTTTGCTTGGCGCTATCGTTTATAAGTCATTCTAAAGCCCAAACTGTTGATCCTACTACCGGTAATTTAATCAATACCGGTACTACACCTACAGATACAACCAGCATTTGGAACAATGGTGTGTACGTTAGTCAAATATGTTTCCAGGCTGGCCAACCTGGCAATTGCGGCCCTAAGCCCAGTGTTAGACCCGACGGCAGTATCAATTTCAGTTATGGTCAAATAGACTTAAATCAAGTTGTTAATATAAATCGAGCATTGGCCGCAGGTGGTACAGGAGTACAACTAAGTGGTTTTAATTTTGGATTTCGTGCTAAAAACGGCAACGGCTGGGATGACGGTAGGCAAGATTACTTAGATGCTTATGTTAAGTTTTATAATACCGCCGGTACCCAGGTTGCCGCATATGATTACCTAAGTCATACTAACGCCAAATACAACTGGACTGATTTCAACTTTAGTGAAACATTTGCCAATCCTATAGCGGCTACAAACTATAGCAATGCACGAGTTGGCTTTGTTGGTAAGGACAATAACTTTTGGGCTGGTAATTATGGTCCAGAAATTACCAACGTTAGTTTTAGTTTGAAATATCGAGTTGATCCTTGTAGTCTTAATCCTGCATACAGTCCTAATTGCTCAGGATTTAGTAGCGTAGTCACTAGTGGTAATTTAGTAAATTCAAATTTAATGTCCAACGGTGATATAGTTTACAATTCATTTGCTATCAATACAGCACTTAAAAGTTCTGGAGCAGGTGTTGAAGTATACGGTTTCAACTATGGTTATAATTATAGTTTAGGCAATGGTACAAGGACCAACGAATGTGTAAGTTGGGATAATGCTTTTACCTGCGGCGCCTACTTAACTAACAATCCAAATGCTACTATGAGAGTACGATTAACCAACAGTAGCAATGATGTAATTTATACTGCCACACAAAGTAGAAATACTCCTAATACTGCTGAAAATGTTTCATATCAGTTCTTACTTGCCAGTACAACAAATTCATTATCATTAGGTAATTTTACACTAGGTGCTAGTACATCGGGTAATGCGGCAATTCAAAATATGTATGTTAATGCTCTTTATAAACCAGACCCGTGTGTGACTAATCCTTTGTCAAGTACCACTTGCCCTGGTTATGCCGTTGCCTATGCTAAAAATATGATCTTAGGTTCAACTGTAGCAAGTGCCAGCGCCCCAGCAGCGCCTGCACCAGCAGCGGCATCTCCAGAAGTAGCACAGTCTGCACCAGCATTAGCAAGTCCTGATCCTGCACAACCACAACAACAAGCACAACAGCAACCCGCCCAGCAATCACCGCAACAACAGTCGGCAAGTACTGGACAAGATCCAAATCAGAATCCAGTGGTAGCACAAGATAATCCAGCACAGCCTAATCCACAACAAGCAGGACCAGCACCTACAACTCCGCAACCAGCAGGTGGTCCTCCACAGACAGCACAGTCTGCACCGCCTACAAGTTCTGGGCCACAGCAAGCAGGTCCAAGTAAAGCCGACGGTCCTAGAATGACTCCAAGTGCCGCATTAAGTGTAGCAAGAGCCGCGCAAGAGAGAGATAAAGCCACACAACAGATGGCGGTACAAAATGCTGCTAGAATAGTAGAAGGATCTACACAGCAATCACAGGCTACGGCAGCCGCAGCCATTGCATCATTAAATGATATGAGTGCTAATAGTGCAGCAGCCGCAGCACAGTTTTCTAGCCAATCAACTCAAGCATCTATAGGAACATCACAGACAACAATGCAACAAACTCAACAGTTTAATCAGTCGTCTGGTCAACAAGGACAATCAAATAATTCTTATCGTGCCACACAACAAGCACAGGAAACTCAACAAGTACAACAAGCAGCATCTGGAGTAATCACATTATCAATGATGTCATCTAATATCAATGTTCAGCAACAAGATACATCAGTCAGCAGTTCAAGTATGTTAAAACCGCCAGCACCGCCAATACCAGAAAGTACTGCCCAATCCAATAGTGGTGCTGGGTTAGTTATTGGGAAAAATAATCCAATTGGACTTAACTTATTCAATGTAGCAAGTTCTGCCAATACACAACCAACTGTACAATCTGCCTCTACATATCAACTACGCAATGAAACAAAAGTAAATGAAGTAGAAGTACCTGCAATACAAATAGCCAGTTTTGGAAATGCTCGTGCAGGTAGTCCATTATCGGATTTAATGCAACAACGTTTTGAAATGATGCAAGAAAATATACAACAACAAACCAGTACAGTTAATAGAAATGTACAACCAAATGATCTAGCAGGCAGCGTTGATATTGCATCAATGGCCCTACAACCAAAAGGGTTTGAAGTATATAGTGTTGCATTAAGGGATGCAGCCTTTTATGAACCCAAAGAAGTTTATAAGGGACAAACAGTGGTTGATAATGCTCGAGCATTAAGACAAATGAGTAGTGATAGTTTGCATAAACAAATGATTGATATGCAATACAAATAAGGAGATAAAAATGACAGAAGAAATTAAAAGTGTAGATGCCAAAGTTGACGAACTTGAAGCAGCAGCAAAAAAGTATGCTAGTAAAGATACTGTTATTAGTATTGGTGGTTATGAATTTACACCAGCAAAACTAATGGTGGCATTTACTATTGTATCATCTGGCCTAGGTGGTCTATATGGTGCCTTTGAAGTTTACAAAGACTACCAAAGTATGAAGAAAAAGATTGCTGATTATTCTGCTCCAGACCTTAGCGGGTTTGACAAGCGTTTGGCAGTCATCGAAGAGAATAGTGGTAAGACCAGTGATTACACTCGTGATATTAAGAATGACTTAAAGAATGATATTCGTCGTAATGAAAGCGTGACTGAACAAGTTGAGCGTAGTGTTAAACAAGCACAGCGTGAATCTGAAAATGAAATGCGTGATATGCGTAAAGGTGTTAGAGAAGATTTGGACAAAGCCCGTAGTGAAGCAGCAGCAGTTCGTACAGAAATGGCTCAAGCCCGTAGAGAGATCAATGCCGAAACTCAAACTTTGAAGAAAGAAGTTACCAAAGAAGTGGAAGTATTGAAAAAGGAACTTGACCAAAAGATACAGAAAGCTATTGACAATCCTCTAGCAAACAAGTAAAATAATGTCAACACAACAGTGTTCTAAGGCGTTATTTAACTAACAGGAGATAGAAATGAAAAAACTCGTATTTGTAATTACTATGTTGGTAGCAGCCACGGCAGCAAACGCCCAATGGCATCATCGTTATCCAGAACGTACTGTCGTTGTTGAACGCAATGATTGGGTGGGTCCTTTGATCCTTGGTGGAATTGCAGGAGCCGTTATTGCCAATGCTAATCAGTCGCAGACTGTAGTGCAACAACAACCGGTTATTGTACAGCAACAGCCCGTTATTGTACAACAACCCCGTGTTATGTGTACTGATTGGAAAGAGATTCAAACACCCGATGGACAAATTTATCGCGAGCGTAATTGCTATCAGCGTTAAATAAAAGAATAGTTGTAATCCCTTTTGAAAAACAGCAAGAATATGTCCTTAAAGGTTTTAGTAGTGGCAGACTTAAATCAAGTATGTCACGAAAAAGAATGGTAGTTTAACGCTTGGAGAGAAAAGTATCGCGGACCCGGGGGCAGAGCCCGGCATCTCCACCTAAGTGTATATTGTATATTTAGGTGGGGATGACACAGTTTCGACGTGGTAACAAGTATTAAAAAGATCTACTCGGCAATGTAGAAGCCGTAGGATTGGGGATTCCCGGTCGAAGACACAAAAAACTTTAAATGCAAACGCATCTAACGATGAGGTTTGGGCGCTAGCCGCTTGATCTCCGAGGTAGTTATACCTTGTCATCCAAAATAGCAGAAAGCACCTTCGGGTGCTTTTCTTTTGCTATTATCATAATAGGAAATTACAATTGAAAAATATCATTTTATGGTTGATTTCTGTATTAAATATATATATAATATTATTTCATAAGGAGACACACAATGTCGATTACTATTAAAAATTTAGAAGATGCATTGGCCGGAGAAAGCCAAGCACATGTCAAATATAGATACTTTGCACGTATTGCTCGCGCTGAGGGGTTTGAAGAAGTTGCTAAACATTTTGAACATACAGCAGACCAAGAATTGCTTCACGCATGGGGTCATTTGGAATTGTTGATCGGTAAGCCATCAACTAAAGAATGTTTGGAAAAAGCCATTGAAGGTGAAACATATGAGTTCACTACAATGTATCCAACTTTTAGAAATGATGCCATTATTGAAGGAACATTAAATGTATTAGAAACAATTGATGAGCAAATTGAAGAAAGCAAAGAACATGCTGAACAATTTAAAGCAGTATTGGCCCGAGCGGAGAAACGTTTCTCCGCACTACAAAAGGTAGAGCAGCGTCATGCTCAAGCATATCAAGCAGTATTGGAGAAACTATAATGGAACACGTTTGCATAGTATGTGGTCACATCCACGATGAAGAAACTGAAGGTCTTTGGGAAGATCTTGATGATAACTTCTGCTGCCCAGAATGCGGCGTAGGTAAAGCTGATTACGAAGAATTAACAACATAATTTTCTAATTATGTAAACTTTTCTTTTGGCTACCGCGTTATATATATGTACAGCAAATAATTTCTGTACATTAACCAAAAGGAAACTTATCATGAAATCAATCGTAACTCTAATTGCTGGCCTTGTTGCCGTATCTGCTTTTGCCACTGAGCCTGCTAAGACTCCAGTTGCTCCGGCTGCAACTGCTGCTGTAACTGCTACTCCAGCAGCACCTGCAAAGAAGGATGAGAAGAAAGTAGAAAAGAAAGCCGTGGCTACGCCTGTCAAAAGTCAAGCACCTGCTACCAAGGACGCAGCAAAAACAACTGAGCCTGCAAAGAAGTAATTCATTTGAAATAGATGACGACGACGATGACAACGCAGATGACTTTCCAGACATCCAGGTCGCTTATCGTCGTCCAATTCTAATATCATGTGATGATAAATGTCATCACCGTGATGAAGATGAGTTATCAGACTACATTACTGTACGTTTGGCATTAGCTCGTTTAAAGGCCATACATCGGTATCGTGAGGTGCAAACCGAGGAAAAAGGCTAATTTGATAGCCTTTTTTCTTGACCTTTATCTCAAAGAGATACATAATATAGTATGTCTTCTAGACTATACAAAACTAAAGGAAATTTTAATATGAAAAAACTTGCAATATTTGCATTATCAATCGGCCTAATGGGATTCGCCCAAGCCGATGTCTCCGTTTACGGAATGGCTCGTGTCTATGAAGAATCATCTACTGTCGGCACAGCAGCATCTGTAACATCTTTAACCAATGACAAAAGCCGTATCGGTATCAAAGCCAGCGACAACATTGGCAATGGTTTGACTGCATTTGTCACAGTCGAAGCCAACGTAGGTGTTGATGCTCCAGCAGCTACTACACTCGGAGATCGTGTATCTCTCGTTGGCTTATCAAACAAAGTTGGATCCATTGGACTTGGCCGCGATAAGACTGCCCTAACTAAATCACTTGATGCATTCGATGCCATGGGTGGTGATTTGTATGGTTCCAGTGCTGCCACTATTCACTCCTATCAAGGAACACGTATGAGCAATACAGTATTTGTATCTGCTACACTTGTTCAAGGACTTGTAGGTAAGTATGAATTGTCTAACAGTGAAGTTGCTGGTACTCCAAATCCATACACTGCTAGTTTGGTTTATTCCACTGGACCTGTTGCTGCTACCTGGGCTCGTTATGACAACGGCTTAACCAGCACAACTGATGTTTATGGTGCTAAGTTTAGTCTTGCCAAAACTGGTACAACTGTTTTTGGATTATATTCCGATAGCAAAGTAGCCACTGTAGCAAACCAAGGTAAGAGCGTTGGTGTAAACCAAACAGTAACTCCTACACTAACCGCAATGGCTAGTTATGGTGAGAATGGTGCTCTTAAGTCTTATAACTTAGGTGCAAATTATGCTTTGGGTAAAAACACCAAAGTACTTGCACGTTATTTGAAAGAGAGTGCTGCCACTGATACCACACGTTATGGTGCTGGTTTCGAATACAGTTTCTAATCCAAAATTAGATCTGTAAACAAGGCCCTTCGGGGCCTTTTCTTTTGGTAAAATCTTGCTTGACTTCTTGTTGGAATTACCGTATAATAATAACTTATCAACTAAGGAGTTATTATGTCCGCAGAACTTACTATGCAATCACTGACCCAATTTTGTACAGAATCCTCTGGTGATTCCCAAAAATGGAAAGGTAATAAAAGTACCTATCATTGGAATCGTGGACGTGATACAGCGTCTGGTGAAGTCAACGGCGTGGTTCGAAAACTTGCAGGAGTTGATTCTACTGGTTTTCAGATCTGGGTTGTCGCTGGTAGTTTCAAGATTGCAACCAATGGTACTATTCTTCGATTCACTGGTCTTACTAAAGAAAACTGGCGTGCTGTTGAACAACGATCATTACAAACGTTAACTACTAAAGAAGTAGCATAATGTCTATGCACCTATGTGGCCCTGCCTTGACCACGACTGGAAAGAAGAAGGGCAAGTTTAAATTCCGTAATGCTGCTGAAGCTCAACGAGCACGTGAGTTAGATGCTGGATGGAAAGACCTTCTCAAACGTCAAGGTGTAGAACAAGAGGAACGCAAACGTCGGCGTGCCATGGCGGCTGAACCTCTCGTATATAAACTTGAGACACCAGTGGGTCGTACTAACACCAAACATATCCCTAGTCTTAATAGTGGACTAGGTGTTGCTACATTGGCACCAGCTAAGGTATATACTGGTACCAAGGTTAAAGGTATTGCTACTATGCATAAGAGCAATGCTGTTCCGGTGTTTAGTGACGAAGAGGCCATTGACATTTCAAGGATGCGACGGTAAATATTCTTATGAAACCAACACTTAACGAAAAATTTATAGCATATCTCGCACTACTAAGTGGTCTAAGTATTTCAGCAGTGGCAGTCTACTATAGCGTGGTAGGACTTACAGCTATTTTCGCCGCCGCCGTTGTTCCTATTATTATTATGGGAACTACCTTAGAGGTTAGTAAGTTGGTGGCCACAGTATGGCTTAAACAAAATTGGAAGACTGCTCCACTACTGATCAAAACATATCTCTTTACAGCTATTGTAGTATTAATGATTATCACTAGTATGGGTATCTTTGGATTCCTTAGTAAAGCACATAGTGATCAAAATCTAGTCAGTGGGGATGTTACAAGTAAAATTGCAATATATGATGAAAAAATTAAAACCGAAAAAGAGAATATTGAAGCAAACCGCAAGGCACTTAAACAAATGGATGAGGGAGTGGACCAAGTATTGGGCCGCTCAACAACAGAAACGGGTGCCGAAAAAGCTGTGGCTATGCGAAAGTCCCAGCAGAAAGAACGTACTCGCCTTCAAAATGAAATACTACAGTCGCAGAAGTCTATCGCGGAACTTAACAATGAACGTGCGCCTATTGCCGCCGAGGTTAGAAAAGTGGAGGCAGAGGTTGGACCGATAAAATATATAGCAGCTTTCTTTTATGGCAGCACTGATGAAACTATTTTAGAGAAAGCAGTTACCTGGGTTATCATTACATTGATTGTTGTATTTGATCCGTTAGCAGTTATTCTATTGTTGGCCAGCCAAATGAGTTTTCAAGAGTTCAGAGAACGCGAAGGCAAACCGGGTGTACTTAAAGATAGCAATGGCACCATTGTTGGGCTTAGAATGCCCAAGACAGAAGTTAAAGAAGAACCAGTGCCTTATGTTCCTATGCCAGCTGTAAAGGTTACTGAAGGTACAGAATTTGAACCTATTAATTGTAGCAAGTGTGGTACTGAATTAGTAGATGCTCCTAACATTGGATTACATTGTCCTAATACAGAATGTGGTATAACACAGGTAATTGAGCCTAACGATGTATCATTAACTGAAACAGTAACAGACGGATATGTTCAAAATGAAGAACAGAAAGAAAGTAGTGTTTGGTCTAATACAATTACACAAACTGAATATGCTGAAGTTAGTGAAGATCGTAAACGTGAAGTAATTGTAAATCAATGGGTGAATCGTGTACGTAATAATGAAGTTAGTATGTATCACGTACCAGTTGATATTGTTGAAGAAGTTAGAGCACGAGTATAATGGAAGGTAAGATTACACTTATCACGCCTCCTGATGTTTTTGAAAATGAATCTTATAGCATTCTATTCATACATCTAAGTGAGGAAGATCAAGAAACAGTTAGTCGTTGGCTAGCCAAGACCGACATAAAAGAAAATATTAATATATATTTCTATTCTGGAGAGACAGAACTTACATGGTTTTTTCATGCCATGGCCGTTGCCGAGTATAAGTATATTAACCTAGACGAGTTAAATAATGTTAGCTCTATTTTGAACGGTTATATATTAGGTAAGAAAAATACTTACTACAAAACCACAGATGAAAATGTATCAGCAATATGCCATTACATTAATCAAAATAGAATCTCTGACATAGAAACATTCTTAGAGAAAGCATTTAATGACAAAACTTAAAGATCATCACTCCTGCGACTTTTGCGGAAAAAGTAAAGAAGATGTTGAAAAATTAATTGTTGGTGAACAGGCAGCTATATGTAATGACTGCATTAATCTATGCAATGACATTTTAGTTGATGAAAAAATCAAAGCGCCAACCGAACAGGCTAAACTATTAAATCCTGTTAAGATAAAAGACTATCTCGATGACTATGTAATCGGTCAGGACGATGCTAAAATTGCTCTTAGTGTAGCAGTTAGTCAACACTTTAAACGTATCAACAATCCTAGCCCTGATATAGAAATTGAAAAGACCAATGTGCTAATGTTAGGGCCCACTGGCTGCGGTAAGACCATGATGGCACGTAAGATTGCTGATTACTTGGATCTTCCCTTTGCCATTTGCGATGCCACAGGTATCACTGAAGCAGGTTATGTAGGGGATGATGTGGAAAGTATTCTTACACGATTAATCAGTGAAGCAGACGGTGATCTTGAGAAAGCAAGTCAAGGTATTGTTTACATTGATGAAATTGATAAAATTGCCAAGAAAGGTGAAAGCACTAGTATTACCAGAGATGTCAGTGGCGAAGGTGTACAGCAAGCATTATTGAAAATGATTGAAGGTAGTATTATGCGTATACCTGCTACCAGTAAACGTAAACATCCAGGCAGTGAGATGCAGGAAATTGATACCCGTGGTATATTGTTTATATGTGGCGGAGCATTTGTTGGAATTGATAAGATCATTAAACAACGTACTGATGCTAGATCTGTAGGATTTCATGCTAATGTAAACACCAATGAAGATAGCAATGCTGTATATAAGGATTTGAATACCAAAGACTTGATTAAGTATGGTTTGATTCCAGAATTTGTTGGGCGCTTTGGACTTATTATTAATGTAGAAGAACTTACAGAAGAACAACTTGTACAAATTTTAGTTGAAACAAAGAACAGTCCAGTTAAACAATATCAATATATGTTTAAATTGGATAGTATTAAACTAGAATTTGAGAAAGATGCACTAAAGGAAATCGCTGGCAAAGCAAAAGAACTTAAAACTAACGCTCGTGGATTGAAAAATATCATTGAAAAGATATTGTTGCCTTATCAATTTGACGCTGTTGAACTTGTAGAACGCGGTTTATCATTAATTCGGATAAGTAAGAATACTGTGAATGGCGAGTCGGCCATTATGATTTTTGATAAGAATAAAAATGAGCAAACCAAATAGAGTATTCGGAAATAAAGTTATTGTTGGCGATCTACCCATAGCCGTAGCATTAAGAAAACTAAAACAAAAGGTGGAAGATTCTGGACTTTTGGACGACTATCGAGCCAAAGAATTCTACGAAAAACCTACAACTGTCCGAAAAAGAGCCAAAGGTGCAGCCAAAGCCCGCTGGCGTAAAAAGCTACGTGACCAGCAATTACCCAAAAAGATGTATTAAAATAGGTTGACAATATATTAATTTTACAGTATAATATACATATACAGACAACAATTAGATCTGTTTATTTTGATTGTAAATTAAAAATGTCTAAAGTAATTCTTACTCCAACCAAGAACGGTGCTAGCAATATTGACAAAAGCCGTCAGGCAACTAATTTGTCTAACTTAAATGAAGACCGTAAAGGTTGGCAAAAGATTGTCAATGGAGATCAAAAGAATAAAATTATTCCAACCATTAGAAATCGTTTGGAAAAAAATTACGAGTATTACGGATTCAACAGCAAAGACGACATTGACTTTACCGCAATACAACGGTTAGCTAAAGCATACATCGAAGCTGATGAGTGTCTGCAAATTAATTATTGCCGAGATAGTACTCGTCAAAGTATTGACGAACTTGTCCAGACAGCTACTCTTAAGAAATATATCAATGATTCTTTTGAGAATATTACCAACGGTAAAGAAGTTATATTCAATGGAAAAATTGTTTCAAAGAAAGAAGCAGTAGGATTTAACGGAAAACAGATCAAGGCCCGCAGCGTAGATGCTATTGGTAAAGTTAATGACCGCAAGGTAAAAATCTTTCAAAAGTATTCTAAGGTTTCGGGTAGTGGACAATCACATCAAACACTTGAAACACAAAATTGGCTAGAAGAATGTTCTAAAATTCGAGATAAATCAATTATATTTGTAGCTCAACTTGATGGCGGCGAGGCTGAGAGTCATATCCCTGAACTTCAAAAAGTAGTTAGTAAATTTGAAAACATTTTTGTTGGAAACAGCGAACAAATTATTGATTGGCTTAATTCACTTGATAAATAAACATACTATCGATTTGCCGAAAATGCCTCGATAGATTATAACTGAAAAAGGTACTAAAATGAATTACGAAATACATCAACACGATTGTATAGATTGGATGAACTCTCAAGCAGAGAAATCTATACACTGTATCATCACTTCTCCTCCTTATAACCTTGATATTAAATATGGCAAATACTCTGATGATTTGCCGCGAGAAAGTTATCTTAAATGGCTCTATGATGTAGCAGTGGCAATGAAACGAGTGTTAACAGATGATGGCCATTTGTTTCTTAATGTAGGTTATTCAAATATCGATCCTTGGGTCGCCATGGATGTGGCACAGGTATTCCGTCGTGTATTTGAATTACAAAATAATCTAACTTGGGTTAAGCATATTGCGGTAAATGATCAAGGATATGGACAATATAAGCCTATTAGTAGTGATAGATTTTCTAGTGCTACAACTGAATCAATTTTTCACTTTACTAAAGATGGTGCTGTAAAAGTTGATAGATTATCCATTGGACAAAGAAATAAAGCAGAAGGATACAAATATCCAGAATTATATAGTGAAGGCAGACATATTGCTACACAACGTCGAAAAGCTGCTCGTCAATTAAAATTTGATAACTGGACAGACTTAAAAGAAAATGGTACTACGGAACAATTAGAAAAATACGAAATTATATTAGCCGAGCTGTTGATAAAAAATCCATATGATCCAGATAAAAAGAAATGTATAGGTAATGCTTGGTTTATTCCTTATACTCCTACATCAAAATTGGCTAAAGAGGTTGGTACAAAAAATGATACAGGAACTCGAGAAGGTAGCCGGGGAGGACACCCTGCTACATTTCCAGAACAACTCCCTGATATGTGTATCAAATACAGCGGCATTCTAGAAGGTAGTCGAGTATACGATCCATTTAGTGGAACAGGTACAACTATTCTTTCTGCAATAAAAAATGGTATGTATGGAATTGGAACAGATATTGATAAGGATTATTTGATATTTTCTCAACAACGAATTGAAAATGTAATAAATCCTGTAGTCGAACCTACAAAAGTTAAAAAAGAAAAACCATTAAACCCAATGTTTGAAATAGTTGAAGAAAGATAATTATGGCAAAGCACCTTATGGTCGACCTAGAAACAATGGCAGTCTCCCCTAATGCAGTAGTACTGACATTAGGAGCGGTACACTTCAATCCCTACGGAACCGGATATTCAGATAAGATTTATTTCCGTATCAATATTGATGACCAAGATGCTCTAAATAGAGAGGTAGATCCTCTTACCATTGAGTGGTGGTCCAAACAAGATCCTGCTATTATGGAAGAAGCATTTAGTTCAGACAATCGTATTCCTCTTGCAGATGCTATTGATCAGTTCCATAAGTTTGCTTGGGGCTGTAGTGCCTTTTGGAGTCATGGTGCTACCTTCGACTTGGTCATACTTGAGAACATTTATCGTTCTTTAAACAAACCGTTGCCCTGGAACTTTTGGCAATTGCGTGATACACGAACATTGTTTGATCTTGGGTTTGATCCAGATATGCCCACAGGTGGAAAACACGATGCATTGGAAGATGCTATACGCCAAGCGGTGGGGGTACAGAATATGTATCGTAAGTTGAATATCAGAGAACGATAATGATAAAAATATTTGATAGATTGTTTTTTCTAGGTTCCGTTGGATTAGGTGATAGCTTTGTACAAAGCGGCATGGTAAATCATTATGCTGATAGATGCCAGGAATTACATCTTCCTGCACGACCAAGTTTCTACAAAACTACAAAAACATTGTATCAAGACCATCCTAATATAAAAGTAGTTGCACTAGAGCCTATAGAAGAACATCATGCACAATATGCAAAGGCACATGGACTTTCTAGATTATTATCAATTCCTCTTGTACAAAGCAGTATTAAAAATTATCAAATTATCCCTATGTGGGATGTACAGCATTATTCAAATTACGAATTGTCATTTGGATTAAGATATTCAAACTTTAGATTGCCTAAACATATTGAAGGGTCAGATGAACTTTATCAAATTCTCAGCAACGGTGAACCTTATATATTGATTCATAGATATACAGGAGATGATCCTGATGGTATTCCTATCAATGTACAGGAATTTAGAAAACATCAAGGTCTACGAGAAGATATAAAAGTTATTGAAATTAAAGAAGGTATAACCGATGATATGATGCGGTTTACTAAATTAATTCAATGTGCTGAAGAAATACATTGCGTACCTAGTAGTTTCCATTGTTTAGTTGATAGTATTCAAACTGATGCTAAATTGTATTTCCACGATATACGTGAAAAAACTTCAATGGCAGTGAACTCGCCTTGGAACAATTTTAAATGGGCTGAGGTACATTACGAGCATCGACGTTAGCCGAACCATCCTAGTTTTTCTCCAGCGGCTCGTCTTCTATCACTTTCTTCTTTACTACCTGGTAATCTACTTGCCCATAGTATGATTAAGGCAAAAAATATACCTAGCCCTAAACATAGTTTCCAATTGCCTGTGCGCCAATAGATTAGGATCAAACTAAAATCCATACTTAAGAACATAGCCCATTTGGCTAAAGTGGGGAATACTCGCCCTTCTCCCCAATTTTTAATAAATGGACCAAACAGTTTATGGTTAAGCATATAGTCGTGAAACTTTTTACTGCTCTTACTAAAGCACCATGTGGCTAGCAGTGCAGGAGTTGACCATGGTAGCCCTGGAATGAATGTGCCCAAATAGGCTATACCCAAAAATAATATACCTGCTGAGAACCAAAGTGCTTTTTTAATCTTTTCCATATTCAATCCTTTTGACTATTTAACGGTTTGGAAACCACTTGACAAATTTACCGGTTTAGTGTATAATAATAAAATGAAGCACAAAAAAGTTGATCGGCGAATGAATGGTCATTCTAAGTATAAGTACTGTGCTGATTTCTTTTATAAAGAGCATCAACTGTTCTGTGATATTAGAAAATGGTGCTGGCAGCAATGGGGTGCCAGTGATGACTACGAATTTATTTACAAAATTACTGATCCAAACACTCAGTGGTGTTGGATTAACAATCAAAAAACGGTAAGAATTTATTTTGCCACTGATAAAGAATATCAATGGTTCCTGCTTAAATGGACATAACATATTTGGAGTTTGGAATGATTAAAGTTTCGGTTTGTTCAGATTTACATTTAGAATTCGGCTACCAAGAACTTCCCGGTGGCGAAGTACTCATCTTGGCCGGAGATATCGCCGAAGCACGTAGCATCCGCAAGCATCACCACAGCACCAAACTCATCCAAGATACACCCGACACTTTTTATCGTTGTTCAGAGTTCTTCAAATGGGAATGTGAAAAGTATGATCAAGTGTTTATGGTGCTTGGCAATCATGAGCATTATCACAATCGGTTTGATAAAACCTATGATGAACTAAAAAGCATCCTACCTAAGAATGTTGCCTTGTTAGAAAACGAAGTTGTTAATTACAAGGGTGTTATGTTTATGGGTGCTACGCTATGGACTGACCTTAACAAAGGTGACAGCATTACAGCATTTACTCTCAAGCAGTTCATGAATGATTACAAACTTATAACTAATCATTATCCTGCTAAAGATGTGTATCATAAACTAACACCAGAGCATACTGCCCAAGTGCATTTCAAAACTAAACAATATTTTAAAACCGTATTGGAAATGAATCGTGACAAACCCTTTGTTGTCATTACTCACCACGGTCCTAGTTATGCAAGTATCAATGACAAATATAAGAATGATTTTACCATGAACGGTGGATACACTAGTGACCTAAGTGAATTGATTTTAGATTTTCCTAACATCAAAACTTGGGTACATGGGCATATGCATGATCCAGTTGATTATATGATTGGCGATACTCGTGTAGTAGCCAATCCTCGTGGATATGTTGGTCATGAGGATACCAGTGGTTTTAAACCTGATTTCCACTTTGAAGTGTGATATGGTAACACAAACTGATCAGTTTCTACAAAGAGATAAAGACCTACCTAAACCTAAGTACAACTACGGGGATAGAGTATTTGGCAAACTAAACAAAGTCCCTTTAGTTGGTATGGTTATAAGAGAAGTTGAGGGCAATGTACTTGTACATTCAGACCTGCCTCTCAGCCTAGACGGACAGGTAAGGAACATTGTGTCAGTGCCCATTAAAGGTATGACACGTTTAGTAGATATGAGTGGGTCTTGCCATTGTGGTCGTACTTTAGATCCAAATGGAGATTGTGATACTAGCCATTCATTAACTGATGAGCAATATCAGAAAATGCTTAAACGTAGGAAAAAGAAATGACCTGGGATTTATTTTTTGGATTTTTAATTGGATATATTGTAGGAGTACTATATATGTGTTATCGCTCTAATGAAGATTCTAGGAGATATATAGAATGAACAATCTAATCAAAGAACTTGAGCCCCAATGTTGGGAACACAATGAATTTGGTCTTAATTTTAATTACGAAAAGTTTGCCAAGTTGATTATACAAGAGGCTGGAGAAGCATTCTGGAGTGAGGCATGTAATGTCAGTGATTTGGCCTACGAAGAATACTATCGTAATAGAAAAAAGATTAAACAACATTTCGGAGTTGAATAATGTCAAGTACTGTACGCATATCATGGAGTCGTGAGTTTGATAATGAGCAACGATGGACCGATGTATGTGCCTGGGCCATTGAACATTTTGGCCTGCCCGGTGATAGATTCCAAAGTCATGCCAATGTCAACTATATGGACTTTGTTTTCAACAGCAACAAAGACGCATTAATGATGGCCCTGATGTGGAATGCTCCTATTGTACCCGACAATGATCTCACCGTAGAACACTCTGGAACAATGATTAATGCTTAAGAAACGTGCTATGGCTGAAGATAGATGGTTATCCGAATTAGCCGACGAATGGATAAACGAAATCAACATGAAACGCCTTGAAACTGGCCATGCTGACAATCAACCCAAATGGCCCTATTGGGTTCGACCATACAACTATGATACCGGAGAGTGGTATGAGATGGGTGAGTGGATGGCGGATACTATGGGAGAATCTGATTGGCTCAAAGAAAATGCTCGATGGGTTGGCAGTGATCGTAAGTATTGGTTCCGTGATGAACGTGATCGTACTATGTTTATATTGAGGTGGTCATGATTAAAACTCCATATCATGAACTAAATAATTTTTCAAGGCTACTAAGGCAATTGGACCCATTAGTGTCTGATATGATGGAATTGCCGCAAGAAAAAAGAACTAGGGCGGTATCAAGAGAATTGTTAGGTAAATTTAATATTTTAGTTGATGATGATTTTGAATGGTGTATTTGGAACGAAGATAAAGATTACACTATGTTTATATTAAGGTGGTCATAATGGCAACAACAATTCCTGTTTTTAATACAAGCCCATTTAATGGTGTCACATTGGAGCCTGAACTTTCTCCAATGAAAAAAGGCAAGGCCAAAAGTTGGCTTGGTGAATATCATTGGGTATCACTACCTGTTACTGATAAAAACAAATACGACGATATAGTCACTCCTGCTATGGATTGGTGTAGAGAACACTTTGGCAAGAGCGGAGCACGTTGGTTTGAGAAAGATAAGAAGTTTTATTTCAAGGACGAAAAAGATGTGACCATGTTCATATTGAGGTATTCTTGAAAACAGTTACCTTATATATAGATGCCTCAAGAACTATAGAAATAGTTCGCGAGTTAAGACAACAAGGAATGATACAAGGTACTGACTTTGAGTTTACTTATGTGAGATCTACTGAATACAATATGCCAAAACATGCAATATTTGCTTTCCATAAAGACAAATACGCTACCTTCTTTGCACTTAAATACTCCATATGAAAAAACTCTTTATTATACTTTCGATGCTAATGTCCTTGGCAGCATATGGGCAAACTGGATCCTATGCTTTATATGATTATAACGCGGCCATGTATGTTATGAGATATAATCATATGGAGGTACGTAGCATAGCCAGCATTACAAAATTATTTACTGCTATGACCGTTATACGTAGTGGTGTTGATCTTAATGAGAAAATATTAGTTGATGGCCGTAGTGGCGGACATGTACCCAGAGGTGTATATATGACTCGTGTGGATCTAATGCGATCCATGATAATCAGTAGTGATAATAGAGCAGCAGAAACATTGGCCTATCATCATCCAGGCGGGTTTGATAAATTCTTATTTGATGTTAACAACTATGTAAAAGATTTAACATTAGAAAATACCATTATTGTAGACAGTACCGGACTTAAAGAAGGCAATAAAAGTACTGCTCGAGAACTCATTGAATTCCTGTATAAGATTAAAGATGAACCGATGATTAGAAAAATAGCCAAGGAGCGTAATGCGGTATTAAATGTACCTAAGGGTAAAAAGACAATTCGTATTAATATAAGAAACACTAATCCTGATATGTTTGTCTACGATAATATTCTAATCAGCAAAACTGGATTTACCAATCCAGCGGGACGCTGTGTGCTTATGTTAGTGGAAAAAAATAAAGAGCTATTCGGAGTAGTTGTACTCGGGCAAACTAATGTCAGAAATCGCAGCCGTGTAGTAGGCGATCTACTAAGTATGGATGTGGAACCTACACCTACTCCTAAAATTAATAGTACATTGGTATTTGATTTGTAATGAAAATTAAACCCGGTGAGTCTATGAAGTCATGGGCCGGTCGTGTTCAAATGTTTGAAACAGGTCGTGCTATGCAAAAAATTGCCCAGGGCGAAGACATAGACACGGTTTTAGAAAATATGAGTCGTAGGATCACAGAAAAGTTAATTCATCCAATGTTAAAAACATTAGGTGAACAAAGGATATCCAATTTTGATTCGGAGCAGAGTAGTAAAAAATATATAGAAATAATGAAAAATGTAGCAAAAGCTGCCGATCATGTTGACACAGATACATGATCTATCTATAATAAATAAATGCACGATATACCTATATTGGATATCTTATCGGGCATAGTGCCCAAAAAAATCTTACTTAATCAAAGGAGAAATAATGAGTAAAGTAATCGGTATCGATCTCGGTACAACCAATTCATGTGTAGCCGTTATTGAAAACGGTATCCCCAAAGTAATCGAAAACAGCGAAGGTGCAAGAACTACTCCTAGTATTATTGCCTATGCTAACGATGAAATCCTTGTAGGTGCCAGTGCAAAACGCCAGGCAGTTACTAATCCAAAAAATACAATCTATGCAGCCAAGCGTCTAATTGGACGTAAGTTTAAAGAACAAGCTGTGCAGAAGGACATTGATCTAATGCCCTACAAAATCATCGAAGCCAGCAATGGTGATGCTTGGGTTAGTGCAAATGATCAAGAACTTGCCCCTCCACAAATTTCAGCCGAAGTTCTTCGTAAGATGAAACTCACAGCTGAAGACTATCTTGGACATGAAGTTACACAGGCAGTTATTACCGTACCTGCTTACTTCAATGACCAGCAACGTCAAGCAACTAAAGATGCTGGTAAAATCGCAGGACTTGAAGTTCTACGTATTATCAACGAACCAACTGCCGCTGCTCTTGCCTATGGTATGGATAAAGCAGACAAGCGTGATCGTAAGATTGCTGTCTATGACCTAGGTGGTGGTACATTTGACGTATCTATTATTGAAATTGCCAACGTTGATGGCGACAAACAAATTGAAGTTCTATCTACTAACGGTGATACATTCTTAGGTGGTGAAGACTTTGACCAACGTATTATGGATTTCTTGGTCGATGAATTCAAGAAAGACAACGGCGTTGATCTTAAGAAGGATATGTTGGCACTCCAGCGTTTGAAAGAAGCTGCTGAGAAAGCTAAGATTGAATTGTCAAGTTCAGCACAAACAGATGTTAACTTGCCTTACATCACAGCAGACGCAAGTGGTCCTAAACATATGAATGTTAAGATCACTCGTGCGAAGTTGGAACAGCTTGTTGACGAGTTGATCCAACGTAGTATTGAGCCTTGCAAAACTGCTATGGCAGATGCAGGTGTTACTGCCAGCGACATCGACGAAGTTATCTTAGTCGGTGGTATGACACGTATGCCTAAGGTTATCGAAACAGTTGAGAAACTATTCGGCAAGGCACCACGTAAGGATGTTAACCCAGACGAAGCAGTTGCCGCTGGTGCTGCTATCCAGGGTGACGTATTAGGTGGTGGACGTACAGACGTTCTATTGCTGGACGTTACTCCACTAAGTCTTGGTATTGAAACACAGGGCGGTGTAATGGCTAAGTTGATTCAAAAGAATACAACCATTCCTACCAAACATAGTCAAGTGTTTAGTACAGCCGAAGACAATCAACCTGCTGTGGATATTAAAGTATTCCAGGGAGAGCGTGATTTTGTTCAATACAATAAATTGCTTGGTGAATTTAAATTAAGTGGAATTCCTCCAGCACGTAAAGGTACTCCGCAAATTGAAGTTACTTTGGATATTGACGCCAATGGTATTATGAATATTAGTGCCAAGGATCAAGGCACCGGCCAAGAAAATAAGATCACTATCAAATCCGATAGCGGACTTAGCAAAGACGAAATTGAACGTATGGTTCAAGACGCCGAAGCTAATGCCGAATCAGATAAGAAACTACGTGAGCTTATTGAAGCACGTAATAGCGCAGAATCTACCCTAAATGAATTCCAAGCAGATATTGATAAGTTTGGTGATCAAGTTACTGAAGAAGAAAAGGCCAATGCCGACGATGCAGCACAGGCAATTCGTGATGCTATCAAAGGTGATGATCCTAAAATCATTCAAGACAGCGTTCCAAAACTTTATCAAGCAATGGGTCCAATTACAGCCAAGAAGCACGAAGCCGAAGAAGCAGCTAAAAAAGCTGAAGAACAGGCTAAAAAAGATGCGGAAGATGGCGTGGTTGCAGCCGACGTTCAAGAGACTGTATAATAAATAATATTGTGGGACACCTATTAAGGGTCCCACTTTAGGGCATAGTGCCCAAAATTGTCTTACTTTTAAAGGAGAAAAATTATGACACAATTAGTACGTTTCGACACCAACGCTCTCAACAGAGCACTTCTGGGATTTGATACAATGTTTGAAGATTTTGAACATCGTTTTGCAAATCAACTTAAAGACAACTATCCCCCTTACAACATTATTAAACACGACGACACCTCTTACGAGATTGAAATTGCTGTTACAGGGTTTGCTAAGGACGAAGTTACAGTTGAGATTGATCAAAATCAACTCATTGTCAAAGGCATTCGAGATAAAAGCAATGATGTAACTGCTGAATTTTTACATCGTGGACTTGCATTCCGAGACTTTACACGTAGCTGGACATTAGCTGAACATATGGAAGTTGGAGATGGAACTATCAAGAATGGTGTGCTTACCATTAAATTAAAGCGTATCGTTCCTGATGCTTTGAAACCACGTGTCCTTAAACTCAAGGGCGAATAAAGTTTGGGGGCTTCGGCCCCCTCTATAAAATAAGATTATGACCACTGATATCATTGTAGACAAAAAGTCTAAGACTACTGCCAAACTTAAAGAACCCAGCAAGTATAAAGTCATTGTGTGTAATGATGATCAAACTTCTGTGGAATTTGTAATTGCCATGCTTGTGTCAATATTCAAGCATAATGAAAAGTCTGCTATTGCATTAACTCTGGCAATACATAATAAAGGTAGTGCTGTGGCAGGAATTTATAGTTTTGAAGTAGCAGAACAAAAAGCTGTTGACGGAACCAATTTAGCCAGAGCACAGGGGTATCCTTTGATAATTAAAGTAGAACCCGAATAAGGAACTACTATGAGCCTAAAAGATTTAACCGCTGATAAACATCAAAAAGCGGAAGATACCCTTTTTATGAAAGCGGTATTTGCCAAAACTCTACCCTATGATGTATGGGTAGACTTTACATATCAAAAACAACTTTGGTATAAAGAAATTGAACATGCTGCTCGTAAAGCAGGATTGTTAAATGCATTGCCGCCGGGCTTTGAACGTGCAGGATTAATCATGGATGATTACGAAGCCATGGATAAACCTGTAGGCAGTTTCAATACCTATAAAGAAGTGACCAAAGAGTATGTTAGTTATATACGAACATTAGGTGATCCTACTCGTGTTATGGCACATCTTTATACATGGCACATGGGCGACTTGCATGGTGGACAAATGATCAAGAAGATTGTTGAAGCACCACATACACATTTAGAGTTTGAAGATCGTGCCGAGTTAATTAAAACTGTACGTACCATGTTGTCAGACGATATGGCTGTTGAAGCCAATATAGCCTTTGAATGGGCAATTAAAATAATGGAATCATATGACAGTAGTTTGGAACAAAATTGAGCAATTAGCCAAACAGATTGAAGATCGATTCAATACTACAGGTGAACCTATAGATAGCACCGTGGGCACAGACTATAACTGGCATAATCAACTTTGGTCAAGTCCACGTTATCGTAGAGCACATATAGAAATTGTAGATAATAGAGAAACTCACAAAATCTATATATTACATTGTACCATATTCCCACATTTCAACGATCCAAGTCCAATTTGGGGATTTGATGCTGTATGTGGACCTAATAAGATCACAGGTGCTTTCTGTGATTTCAGTTCAGCAGGTGATTCTAACCATGACATGATGCGTTGGTTTGGTATTGAGACTAAAAAATACGGATGGCAAAAGTCTAGAGAACTTCCGGAATGGGCACGTAACATCTTTAGCGATAACATGGTTGCTGCGGGTAATGTACAAGAAGGCAAAGAACTCGACGATTTATGTCAATTAGCCCTGGATAGTTTAGATTATTATGTAAAAAACGTAGGAAATACGCAGCAAGATGCAGCGGATTATCATATGGCGCAGAATCGTTATTGTCACTATCAAAAGCAGAATCCACATGTTATACGCAGTATGGTTAGCATGGGTGTGGCAGAACCTGTTATCAAGAGATTTGTACGTGAAGTATTGTTTCCAGAAGTAGTATAAATATACTATTATGAGAGCAAGAGAGTTTATCACCGAATCAAAGTCATCCGTACTTGAAGGTCTTATGCAAGGCAAAGACTGGACGGCTCCGAGAACCATAGAAAAATATTTAAATCCGTTCCTTGACAATATAGGAGACGGTATGTCACCCGGACAAGTATATGCTTTTAATACTGGGTTTAGACCTGCAAATAAACAGAAAGGAATTGCTCCTAACCCGGGAACAAACTTTTTAGGAACAATTGCTGACCCAAACACATTAAAAGCAAGTATTAAACGTGCATTAAAAACTGATAATTGGTCCAATGTTTTATTTTCAGTTAATGTTGTAGATGACGACACCAACGAACCAACGGGAGAAGTAGTTGATAATGTAAGATTAAACAACATCTATAAAGATGAAAAAATTAAAGGCGAAATAAAACCCAATATGGGCAATGTATCAGAAGCCTTAATAGGATGTGCTGTAGCGGCTAAATTTGTTAGTAATGGTGGTAACATTACTGAAAAAAACTTAGCAGATATGGGCAAACAACTAGCTCAAAATGGTGGAGTTATTAGTGTTGCGGCAGGCAAAGATACACTTGAATTTAAAGTGTCTATTCCTTTTTTAGATAAAAAAATCTTTTATGCTTGGTTAGGCGAAGGTCGTAAAACTCTACAAGATTATAAAGTGCCCCAGGAATCTATAGACTTAATAGAAAGAAGAGCAAGAATTGCTGTAGAATATGCTAATACTTCTAAACGTGTTGCGGATGCAATAAAAGTAGCCCAGGATGATCCAAGAAACAACAGGGTAGATGTTATCAGTGACGGTGGAGAAAAAGCAAATCAAAGTACAACTAAAGTTGATTTAAAAATTTTAGTTGATGGGCAACCTCTTGCTAAACGCCTATTAAGTATTAAGGCAGGCGATGTGGCACAGTTTGGACAAGTGGTTGGTGCTAATTTTGAACATGTTACTGAGTTCTTTGGTTCATTTAATGTTGCACTATCTCCGACAATTAAAAAATACTTTTATGAAATTGCAAAAGGAGCTCGTGGATCAGACGAGGAAAAACAACACAATTTTAATAGCGGAATGTTTGCTGCTTACCAAGATGCAGCCAAAACTCTAAAAGCAAAAGCAAGATCTGATCAACCGGGGTTGGTTGAAGATATATATCAGGGATTATTACAACACCTTACAAGAAAAGAAGAGGGTGTTGAAATGGTTATTCTTGATCCTGATGACAAGAAAGCATTTAGAGAATTAAGTTTTGGTCCAGAATTTGAAAAAGCAATGAGACAATTACAATTAGTTGTTGTTGAAAATATGGATGGTAAGGCACATATTATTTCAATTTATGGATATCCTGTAGGAACTATTGGTAAAAGATTTGTTCCAGCAGGTAGAAAAGATGCTGGTAATAAGTTAGTAGAATTAAAATCTCAATTTAAAGACGGCACAGTTAGAAATATGACCGCAATGGGCGGCTTACTAAAAGATATTTCTGACATTGCAAATTATATTGAAAAAGTAGAACAACAACCTCCCACACCTGCTCAACCAGAAGTATCACCTACCCAACCAGTAGCACCTACTAAAACTAAAGCACCGGTTCCTGCTGGCATACAAAATCAAACAAAACAAATTGGTGCTAAAATACCAATGGGTCAAGAAATTCCACCAGAAGGCGTATAATGAAAAAATTGATAACCATACTGGTTGCCACATTATTAACAACAGTGGCAACAGCACAGTCTACATCATTTAAAATAGAAAAAACTTTGGTCTGCGACGATACTAAAAAAATAGTCAACGAGTTAATGAACGGCGACTATAAAGAAGTACCTGTATGGGGTGGCTCCGAAGAAAAGACTAAGTTTATGTTATTGATTAATAAAGAATCAGGTACTTGGACACTCATACAATTTACTCCAGGTGTTGGTTGTGTATTAGGTGTAGGTGACGAATCTAAAGTATTGAATCTTGATAAGAAAAAACTAAATTTGTAATACTATTGTAATATTAAAAATTAATTACACTAGTAAATATTGGTATGAAGACATACCGATCCATCTTCGTTAGCGACGTTCATCTCGGTACAAGAGATTGTAAAGCAGAGCAGCTTAACAATTTTCTTAAACATAACTCTTGTGACACACTATACCTTGTAGGAGATATAATTGATGCCTGGAGAATCCAACAAAACAAATGGCGATGGAAACAGAGCCACACTAATGTGGTCCGTCGTGTTCTCGGTCATGCTAAACGGGGCACTCGTGTGGTATATGTGGCTGGTAATCATGACGAATTTTTAAGACCCATGATTCCATATGGGTTCAGTTTTGGACTGGTTGAGATATGTAATCAGACTGAACATATAGGTGCAGACGGTAAACATTATCTTGTAGTACATGGAGACTTGTTTGATGGTATAACAAGACTGGCACCGTGGATAAGTTTTTTAGGAGACAAAGCATATGATGTCATTTTATCGCTTAATAGCAAATTCAATTGGGTACGCCATCGCTTTGGTTTTGGGTACTTTAGTCTTAGTCAATATCTCAAAACAAGAGTAAAGAAAGCAGTGGACTTTATATTCCACTTTGAACGTAATCTAGCCGCATACTGTAAGAAACGTGGCTTTGATGGTGTGATTGTAGGTCACATTCACTTGGCTGAAATAAAAGAAATAGACGGTATCATCTACATGAACGATGGCGACTGGGTAGAATCCTGCACAGCCTTAGTTGAACATCACGATGGTCGCTGGGAAATAATCACCTGGACTAAAGAAAACGACTAAAACACGATATATGTTCACATATTACATCGTAGGCATAAATATAATATGATGAACTTACTAGAACTTAAAAATTATCTAACAAATACTATATATGGATCAGATGGAAAGATATCCACAGGAAAATTCAAAAGCCTATCCGCAGAAGTTAAAAATAATATCTTACATTTTACTAACAAATGTCAGTCTGAAAAGTTATCCGAACGAATTTATTGGATACTAAATGGCCTGCAGGACTATCCTGCTAAATGTAAACACCCCGAATGTGATAAACCGCTAAGATTCAAAGGTGAGTATCGGGGTATGTTCTGCTCATATAGTTGTAATTCAAAATATCAGTTGTCAGTCTTGCCTAATCCTTTTAGTGGACTATTAGGCATACAGCGTAGAAAAGATGGGATGATAAAAAAATATGGCGTAGACCATAATATGAAGACCGAAGAGAGTCTTACTAAAAGACAACAAACTTACACTAACAACTATGGGGTTAACCATCCGTTGAAATCAAAAGAGATTATAGACAGCGTAAGAAAGAAAAATGAAGATGCTGGTAGATGGACACCCGAAAAACAAATGGAAGAATTTTATCTGTATAGACGAAAGGTATGGCACTATACTAATCAACAACTAATTGAAACCTTGCCTAACTATAATTTACGAGGTCATAGTAGAAATAAAACTTCCTACTCATTGGATCATAAATTTTCGTGTCACGAAGGGTTTAAGAATAAAATTCCCGCTGAAATAATAGGAAACATAGTAAATCTTGAGTATATACCCAACATACAAAATTCAAGAAAAAAGACTGCTTGTTCACTGACCAAAGAAGAATTGTATGAAAGATTTAACAACTTGAATACAAAAATAACCGAATAAATACAAGATGAGAGCACAAGAATTCCTAAGCGAAATTGATCGAATGCCCGGCAATGAATATACTGGTGGTAAAAAATCATTGCGAATAGGTGCCGGTGACAAAAATATCAAAAAACTTCCTGGCACAAATGCGTTTATGTACAGCACAGAAGCCAATCATATGGAAGATGGTATTATTATCAAACTATGGGATAGTGCTAATACCACACCAAAACCAGTCAAAATGCGTGATGAAGATGACGAAGAATTTGCCTGGAGACTGCGAGATTGGGAACGCAATCAAAGTGAAGATGGTCCAGGGTTTTTGATCGGAAAACTGGTGTTGGAAGATGTTCCAAATTTTCCATTAAAGGGTGCCCTACAAGTTGATACCATAACTGTAGATGAAGATTATCGTGGACAAGGCGTGGCCAAATCCATGTATGGTGTTGCGTTGAGCATACTTAAAAGACCTTTGCTTGCTGGTCGTAGTCAAACACCCGGTGGCCGCCAAAACTGGCTGAGTCTGGCCTCCATTCCCGGTGTTGACATCAAAGGGTATGTTATGATAAACGAGGCTCGATTTGATAATCCAGAATGGGCCGAAAAAGACATTGATATTATCATGGGACGACTGGGCGGTCAATATATTGGGCCAAGTAAACCGCCCGGTATACATTATTTTGCCTTTGATGTTGTACCAGGATCGGGAGAACTTGCTCCAGCAGTACGAACAGAACTGAGTAAAATATACGATGAGCATGGATCAAGAACTGGATTATACGCTATGTGGAATGGAGTGTAATGGTGTGGGCCAAGGAGAAAACCAATGATATTCAGTGATAAAATTACTATTGTAATTCCTTGTAAAAATGAAGAAAACTATATTCCTTATCTGTTAACACACTTACGCAATCAAATGATAGGTAGTACTAGAATCATTATTGCTGACTGTTCCACAGATAATACTCGAGAAGTTATTCAATTGATGAAGGGTAAATTGAATGTAGAAATCATAGACGGCGGTCCTGTTAGTATTGCTAAAAACAATGGTGCTAGATTAGTCACTACTCCATATATATTATTCATTGATGCTGATGTTCGTTTCTTCAACGACACTGTGATCCGTGATGCAGTTGCCGAAATGGAATCTAAGAACCTTGACCTAGTTGGATTGAACATTAAATGCTATGACAATGACATAAGAGCAAAAGTTGGGTTTGTTGTTTTTAACACTATAAATCACACATTAAAATACTTTTCTCCTTTTGCAGTTGGTG